ATTAAAATAGTATTTATATTGGCACAGGTATGTCTTTTTCTTTATTCCAGGTTACAATTTCCCAACGGCCATCGTGATGCTCTACAAGGGCAGTGCAAGATTCGACCCAATCTCCGTCATTCATATATCGAATACCATCAATGTCTTTTATTTCAGCATGATGGATGTGTCCACATATTACGCCATCAAATCCGCGTTTCTTACAATATGCCGCTAAATTTTTCTCAAAATGAAAAATAAAGTCTACTGCTTTCTTTACTCTTCCTTTAAGATACTGGCTAAGACTAAAGTACCCAAAACCAAAGCGATGGCGTATCCAATTGAACCTACTATTGAGCGATAAAATGATATCATATGATTTATCTCCTAAAAATGCTATCCATGGTGCCAGTCTGGTAATACCATCAAACAAATCACCATGTATCACAAGGTAATGTTTGCCATCGGCGCCTATATGTTCTATTTGATTGTGTATTTCGACTAGACCAAAACTAAACTCATATGGTATCATGGGTCTTAAAAATTCATCATGATTACCAGCTACGTAAACCACACGAGTGCCACGTTTTGCATGACCAAGAACTCTGCGAACAACATTAGTATGGCTTTGCTTCCATCGCCACTTGTTCTGCTGTATTCTCCATGCATCGATAATGTCTCCAACAAGATATAGGGTTTCGCAAGAGTTGTGCTTTAGGAAATTGTTTAGGTGTTCTGCCTTGCAGTCTCTAGTACCTAAGTGGACATCAGAAATAAAGATAGAGCGATATTTTTTATTTTCTATCATAGCTTTGAGTAATGGTTTGAGATATATCTCTTCAGCTCCTCATAATATTTAGTCTTCTCCTCAATGAACACCTGACTTGGTCCGTTTTCGGTTCCAATCAAAACCACAATCTGTTCAATAAGTTTACCAGTCAACTCTTCAAACATAACTGCATATGCTGTACACTGCATGAAATAATTACCGATTCCATCTTTTTCTTTTTGTCGGGTAGAAGATTTAAAGTCGATGATGGATAGTTTTCCATTCCATTCAGCAATACAATCCACACGACCAGCAATACGTAGACCATCAGAATACAATGCTTGTTCAAGAGAATAAATTTTACCAATACTGGTATCAATATGTGGTTTTATTTTGTAGAATAGCTCTTTTGTTGTTGGAAGCATACTAGCAAGTTTTGTGCTAGACATTTCATTCAATAAGTATTTTTCACAAACTGTATGTAATGCAGTTCCACGGCGAGATGCCTTGGCAGCCACACGATTGGCTTCCTCCGCACCCACACGTTCTCTCCATTCAAATAGAGCCTTCTTTCCGTATGGTGATAGCACCGTTGTTACAGAAGGATATTTAAGTCCAGAAGGTGTGACGTAAACCCTACCCGAGTCGGTAGTCACAGCTTTCATATCAAAATCTAACTCAGGTAGTTTTACGAATTCAAACATCAATTAATCTCATCTTCATAATCAAGTTTGGCAAGAATATAATCTCTTACCAAAGAACTTCTCACAATGTCATCAGGAGTAAATTCAATTTTAGTGAATGCTCCCATTCTTTCGGCGATATCAAAAAATTTCAAGATACCACTCATGTCATTACGTTTTTTATTCAGGTCGGTCTGGCGATAGTCACCACACCACAAGATTTTAGAACGATAACCTACACGAGTCATAACTGTATCAATTTCTTCAAATGTCAAATTTTGCATTTCATCAACAATAATGATAGCATCATCAAAACTCATACCGCGAATGAAGGATGTGGAAATAAATTCTATGTAACCTTGCTCTTCAAGTCTTTGATATGCATCTTTTCTTCCGAAAAGTGTATCGCAAATTTGAATATAAGGTTGTTGATAAATCTCCATTTTTTCTGTTACGTCACCAGGCAAATGTCCAATTTCACGGGATTGAACAGCGGAACGAACAATGATAATTTTTTTGAACGGATTACTTCTATCCAAAACTTCTTCTAATGCTTTGTATACTGCACAAAAGGTTTTACCTGTGCCAGCAACACCATGTAATGCTACAAAATAATCTCCTCTCTTATACGCATCAAAAAATATTTTTTGATTTTGTGTCAAAGGATCAAAAGTTTTTAGATCATCAATTCTAATTTTTAATCCGTTTGTAGGACGAATTTGCGTATCAGTTTCATCAACAATTCTAATTTTGGTGTTTGCGGTTTTTCTTGCCATGAGGAACTTCCATTAAGTTTTTGCGCCAGTAACCCTTTCTACATGCTTCTTAACAACCTGTTCGGTTCTGACTTGTTTAATGGACTTTTTACCGTATCTATCACCTACGGTGCTTGCTGGATGCGCCTCTGCTACCTTAGAGAGAACCTCTTGGAAGCCGGTGGGTACTTTGGTTTGAGTTGAAGTGGATACACCAGACACAATCGCAGGTGCAGTCATAACAGGTTGAATGTGAGAATTGGTTTTCAGATATTCTTCACGTTCTGAAATTTTCATAAACGTTTCAAATACTTCGCCAGTCTCATTGTTGAGAAAATCATATGTTGGCATGTATACTCTTATTTAGTCGAAAACCATTCTGGAATTGGACGTTTTTTCCAATTTGCAAGATGTGCTTTGTTGTTTATGTAGTAATTCCGATATGATGCAATAGAATTACCAGGAATCTTCATTTCATCTGGCATTGCAGGTGTTGGTTCACACCAGAATACATCATGATGAATACTGTGTGGAGGTTGTTCTAATTTCCAAAGTAAACCTCCACGTTCAACTTTATGAATTTTACCGTATCGGTGAGTATATTCTTTACATAGTTCAATCAAAAGGTTGTGTAACCAACGATATTGTACTATGCCTTTACGGCACCAAATAGCGGAAGGGTGATTGATATGAGTAGCCCGATAAAGCAAAGAATCACGGCTATCAGAGAGTATATACGAGGTTCGTTGTCTGCCAGACCTACCTCCCCGATCAATAATAGGAACGCCATCGAGATACCGATGAGCAGTAGAAAGTAATTGAGCATATTCAAGGATCATTTTAACTGTGTGTTTGTCATTGTGCATTTCAGCACATTTGTAAACATCATGGTCGAGATAAAAAATATTCATAGCACAAAAAGCCTGACGAATCAGGCTAGATTAAAGGAATTAAAAATTAAGCGGTTTCCGTTTCTGCCACGGCTTCTTCAACCACAGCAGGCTCAGCGCCTAAGTCAGTAAGTTTGACAACACTTGGTTGTTCCAGAAGAACATCCATCATCTTCAAATATTTTTTGGCAGTATCAACATTCATTAGCTGATAACTGGAAACTTTTCGTCCATCTTTATTTGCACGAATAACCGCACCAGCAATTGTTTTACAGTGCCAAATATAAGTCGAGATTCGGTACATATAGATTTCTTTGCCAAGCAAAGCATCAATATCTTCTTTTGCAGTGGGTTTGCCTGACAACAATACATTCAAAACCTTCTCGAAAGGTTTGAGTTTTGTAACTTTCACGGCGGTGGCTTTAGACATAATAAATTCCTATCAAATTGAACATGTAACAAGTATAACATAGCCAGTAGGTACTGGCAACCATTTGGCGGCAATCATGCCGCTTGCAACAAAAAGGTAGGATACTTAACGAAACCGCTTGTATCTTTTTTGGCTTTACCTTTTGCATAGAGACCAACAATAACACCTTTTGGATCAAGGAAGCGCAAGTCGGATTCGTCACCGTTGAATACTGGGCGACCCAAATATTCGGCAGGCATTGGTTCGGTTTTTTTCAAACCGAACACGGTAGCAACATTCAAACCTTCGGAAATAGCACGGAAAACATCCGCATCATTACCATCGGCGGCAGAGAATGTCAATTGATAATTTGAAATATCTTTTACTTTACGACCAAGAACCTTGGTGTAATCATAAAATTGGACTTCAGGAAAAGCGGTGAAAATATTACGATATAAAACACCATTACGAATTACTTCATATTTTTCAAATGACAAATCGGAAGTACCATTTAAGCGAAATACAGGAACTAAATTCAATCGAGCCGATTGTTTAATACCTAATTCAATATCTTTAACCAAAAGAGCCATAAACTCCGTACGGTACTCAAAGAACATACGGGTTTTCCGCTTACGTGCCTCTTGAATAACGTTTGTTGTTTCGCCACGCTTAAACATACCACCACGACCGGCAGTATTTAAACAAGCCGCGGTACATCCAGCGGTTCGTTTAGGACAGGTTTCATAACCAGACACATTCGCAGGAGCGAGGTGTAAGATGTAAGTATTAAAGCCTTGGCTAAGACCTTTAAGAATTTTGGGGTTACCCGTGGAAAGCAATTTCATTTTCGTATCTCTTTATCAACTCAACAGGACCAATTATACATCAACCGGCAATAAAGTCAACACTTTTTTTCAAAAGTTGCAAAAATACAACACTAATACTTTAGTATTAAAAAACACAAGAGCCAAATGGCCATCAAAAAGAATGTAAAAGTTCTACCCACCAAAGCGCCTAGGAACGCACCTAGGACGAAAATTGTTGCAGGTGATAGTAGGACTTGCATGTCATCTCCGCATAAGCGCCTGAGCCTTGGCCTCTTCATCCGAGAATATTGGAACAGCGTTGCTCTTATGTAAGGTACCAATGCCTTTCATGGCAGTTCCGGTGTATACTTTAGATTCAACCGGTTTGGTGCAAAGACCACCCGGTGTATATAAACTTGAATACTTTGTAGTTACACGACCGGCTGGCACAGTTAATGCCGGAATAACAGCAACTGATTTTGGTTTAACTGAATTAAATTTACGACCAGATATATTCGGAATATTATTAACCGAATCTAACCAAGCCTGATATTCAGCTTTTTGTTTTTGTGTAGGGTTTTTACGTTTGCCCTTATCACGACAATATATCATCATATAATTTCTATTTGCCAAGTTTTCCAGTCTCTACGACTAATAAAATTTAATGGAATATTATTTTTTTGACAATAATTCCACGCATCGAGATAAAAATAAAACTCTGTCATGTTTAATTAACTCTTACAATTTTATTCATTGGTTTATATTGAGCACAATCATTAATCGTGTAGCCATTCAATAACACACTTTCAACCAATGCTAATGATGAATTTTCAATTTGTTCATCGTTGTAATTAATATTATCAAACACCCGCATATATCTTTTCTCAAGATAATCAACCATCATAGCAAACGAATCCATAATCAACCTTTTAATGTAAACTTACTCAAAATAAAATATGATTCGGAGAAATCTTCTAAATCATTTTCCATCCAATCCAACTCTTGCTCAATTAATGTGGCTCGATAAGTGTGAACCAAGTTAATTGCATAATCTAAACCATCTTCATCCAACGATAATACCCATTCCATATAAGTATCTTTGTCGGCTGACATAATGAAATTTAAATTGTCTTTATCCCAGTCATTCATAAAATCTCCTGAACCGATAATTCTATTATAGCACAATGAACGGATTGTACAACCATTTTGTTGTTAAAAAACAACTAACCTTTGAGTAATTGCCGATTGTCGGATTCTCTAAGGTCTTCCTCAAACTCTTGCATTTTCAAACGTTCTAATAAACGTTTCAACTGGTCGAGGTCGCCTTTTTCACCGGAGATTCGTTCTTCAATCTCTCGTATCTCTTTTTGAATTTTTTGGATCATTTGCATATTCTTGTTCCTCTTTCATTAATCTATAAAAGGACTTGTCGTGATGTTTTTGTTTGTTTTGTTGTTCACGATTACCATCATTATTTTTTCGAAACTTCGTTTTCGCGGTTCGCTCAATTTTAATTGCACCAATCATATCTGTTTTTAAATAAACCTCCGTTAAAGAATTTGATCCGCAACACCTAAACTTACTAATTCTTCCGCAGTTAACCAAACGTCACTAGGTGATAATAATTTAGTTTTGACGGCTTTAGCTGTCATGCCACTGGCATCTTGAAGAATTTGAAGCATACGCCTATTTGTTAATTCAGCTTCTTTAGTAAAAGATTTTAAATCGTGGTGTTTACCTTCATATGTGTCTGAATATTGGTGACACATGATACCACAATTTTTAGTAATATATCTTTGTCCAGGAGTGCCCGATGCAAAAATAAGAAAGCCTGCGGACATAACTGCACCGAGTCCTATGGTGCGAATAGGAATTTTACTTAGTCTCATAACATCAATTAAACCGAGTGCTTGATAAAGATCACCGCCAATAGAATTTACATGCAATTGGAGAACAGTTTCTTTACTACATTCCATGGAATTTTCATAAATGATCCATTCGATAGCTCTCTGAACGTTTTCTTCTACAATATCACCATACAAAAAGTGAATATGGTTGTCCAAGAAAACATTTTCCATGCGGTCTTGTATACTAAAAATCATTTCTTTTTCTGTCACAAGGTCTTCTCTACTGCGAATTTTTGCTGTGCGATATGGTATATGTTTAATCATATTTAGATATTTGTTATTTTAGACCAAGGAAATTTACCGAAATATTTTGTTGCTTGTATAGCATTACCAGATTCGAAAAATTCAAATTTTACCGAATTATCATTACCATCTAAACGATAGCATAGACTATGTGATTTTGTGCAGTCGTAATTGGGAAAATGGGTGGATATTGCTTGATAAAACTGTCGGTCAGCTCCCCACTGACCGTACCAAGCATGACCAATACGAACAGCAATATCACGCCGAATGGCAAAACAAGAGGTATCAATATGATGGACTTTTTCATCAAAGAATACGGGCCATTTTCCCAGAGATTCGCAATTGTCTTCACACAACATTTTGCCATCTTTATCATAAATTTTCCTTAGTGAGTAAGCCCAATCATTACCTTTTTGTAAAACATCAACCATATCTTGCACATGGTTTTCATCAATCCAATTATCTTCGTCCAAATAGATGATAGCATCAGCATTCACCAGAAATGAACATGCCGCATATACACGATGACCATACCAGCCTTTACCGATATTCTCTTCTAGTAAATTTATTTTTGTTTTAGTTGAACCTTCACTCTGTTGAAGAACAGCATTAAAGGAATCTTTTCCATCAACAAACAAATAATGCGTTAAGTTTTGGTAGCTTTGTTTGTCTACCGATTCTATGCATTTAGAAAGATGTTTAGTTCCTATTGTCGGAGTTACTATTGCAACTTTCATAAATTTTATTCCAATTCAATATCCGGAAAAGCCTCACCAATAAGTTTCTTTGTGAGGAAAGGAATTTTTAAATCTTTTTGAATGCAACGAATCATTAAATTAGCCTCATCTTTATGAAGTGCTTCTAAAACAGAAATTAGAAGACTCTTTTGTTTTTCGGAGGTTAATCCTACTGCCCGGCGTGGATGATTCACAATAAACCGGTACATCTTAGAAACTTCATTATGTAGATACAGAACATTTAGTCCTGCAGGATCAACCGATGATTTATATTCAGGAATTTCAACATCAAATTTTACATTTGGATTGAATGCCATAATTAAGAATTGAACAAAATTATTATTTGCATGTTTACGCAACACCTCAATTTTGTCAGATCGTTTTTCGGTTTTTTCAAAGAGTTCGAAAATCTCGTGGTACATTAAGTTGTTCATATTTTAAAATTCATCAATAACAGCCAACAGGTTCATCAACTTGTTTGCAATCATATAGTTCATAAATTGCTGGCGATTAGCTGGCTTTGTCTCCATGTATGTATCTATAATATTTTTGGAAAGACTTTCTGGAATACAAGAGAGGTCAATCAACTGTTTATTGCGCGACCAATTACGTTTTAGGGTATCTGACATTTCGCCACGGACTTGTTCCATGATGTTGTTCATGGCTTTTTCAGTAATAGGTTTTTGGCGAACGCCTTCAATCAGACAATTATCTGGAGACAATACATTAGGAACGCCATCACCACTATCTCCACGAATAATCAATTCGAAAAGTTGTTTCTCGGCATCCTCTGTCTTAATATTCTTTTTCATACTTGGAGAATATTGAAAAACCTTTGGATTAGTTTGTAGCTGAACGAAATCTTTATCACTCGAAAGAATCATAATATTCTCTCGTTGACCGTATGTTTGTGTAAGCACACCAATAATGTCATCAGCTTCGGCACCATAAATTTCAATCACTTTATATGGTGAATTAACTTTTAATTCTTCACGAATCTTGGACATACATTCGAAAATGGATGCCCAATCATGTCCGGATGCGTCACGGTTTTTCTTGCGTAAACCTTTATAGGCAGGAAATACTTCACGGCGCCAGTAGCTTTTACTGTCACATGCAATAACGACTTCGCCGTATTCGCGGAATTTTCGAACGTTAGCCCGAATAGTATTGAGAACCATGTGGCGAACCAACGATTCTTCAACTGGAGTTTTGCTGGAACCAATTTGTTCCATAAGGTTGGCAATTACAACCTGGTTAAAGTCAAATATAATCATGATTCAAGTATAACATAGTCAATTACAAAAGGCAGGCAATTATAGCACACGGAGAAGTATTGTATCTCGATTGATACGACCACCCAACAAAGATTCTTTGGTGGTAAGTTTGCCAAGTAAATTACGGAGAACAATCTTGCCGGCTTTCATGGCTTCAGGTAAAACCTCTGCAGGTTTACGTATTGCTTTTTGTACGGATTTTGATTCACTGTAATTAAGCAAACAGGAACCTTTTACGGTAAATCCACCGGCATCCTCGGCAATATAAGCACCAAGTTTTTTGTATTTGGTATTGTACACCCAAAGTTGCGTAGCACCAATTATTTGTTTAGCTGGAATCGACTGCAATTTCAACTCATCAAATTTATCCAAGTAAAGCATTTTAGACACCAATTGTTCAGGTGTTTTTTTCTTAACTTTACGTGGCTTACGGTTAATCTTTGCTTCGCCTGCAATTTTCATTGCATCCAGAATAATACTATCACAATACGCAATCAATTTTTTCAATTGAGGTCTTGTGAAATTACTATAGCCTTCTTTTATTTGTTTGTCATCCGTATTCAGGACTTCATCAAATTCTATACGGCGTTTTCTGAAAATTTCAATTAATTTGGCGGCGTGCATACCTTTGGCTTTTTCTTGCATCAAAGCCATTGGCGATTTTTCAATCTTAAAATCACTTTCAATATACTCATCTATGGCGCCTTCTAACTCTCCGGCAATTTCACCAATCTTTTCACGCAAACGTTCTTGGATTGAAATTGTCGGTACTGTTTCAGTAACAACAGTTGGTGCCTGTACTTCAGCCACCAATACTTGTTTTAATTGGTTAGTAATAAATAAATTGCCTTTTTCACCAATGTTATTTCCATTAGTCAAAAGACGGCAAATCCAACCAAGGGTTAGATAACTGCCAGAAGTATCAATACGACCAGGAATTTTATTTTTCTTGGCATATTCTAAAATAAAATTTTGGGCATCTTTGTTCTCAAAATTTTGATGATACCAATTTAATGCATTCATCAAATTAATATTGGACATTTCACCAACAAATTTTGGTTCTTCAATTTTTGGAAGCCGAGCCATTTTTTAAATCCTCAAAAGAATAATTCCGATAGGTTACTACGGTGCGAATGCCATCAGGTAATTCGCGGTAGGCTTTTGCCATATTGTTTGCTACTTCACGTGCATCAAGTTCTAATAAAGGCACACAATCATTAAAAGTTTTTGTTAATACCTCAGTATTGATGTAACGTTTCATATCACATGCATAACCTTCATACAAATCTTCATAGTTGTCCATACCAGCGACACGAAAACCATCACTGGTCATTAGTATATAAATTCCACGCATTATCCAAACTCACATTCTGGTTCATCCTCATACCCATAATATTTGGCCATGGCCAATAGTTCTGCATCAGTCAACTCTGGAGAGACTGGCGAATCTTCATACAAATCTTGGAGTGTTTCAATATTTTTCATCATAAGTCCATTATAACATATCTACAATTTCAATGCAAGTGTTTTTTAAGCCTCTGGCATAAATTTCGGCACAAGCAAAAACGATAAAGATGCCGACAACTTGGTTATCGGCAATAACTATAAATCTTTTCATTTTACAATAAAAGGTTTATCCCATTGACCAATTTGAATATTTATATAATATGCAGTATCAAAATAATCAGTCATTGCATCCGAATTATCATAATAATCAGCGGCATACATTGATTTTACAATTCGGTCCATAATATCTAGTGATTTACCAGAAAAATGTTCTTTATAATGATACTGATTTACTTGTTCATATGCAGTCGTATTTGGTTTAAACCCACGGGCTACTTGATAGGAATCTTTGGAGCAAGTTTCATTACTATTAGCAATCAAATCAATTGGTGCTGATTTAATTGTACAAGTAATAGAAAGAGAGGTGCAACGCAACGAAAATTTAACGCCGGTGCCTTTGAGGTTTTTGTCCAGCATCGCTTTAATTTTAGCTTTGCGTTCTTGGTTCATATAAGCCATTTTAAATCCTTTTCAATCAATCAACAAGACCTATTGTATCATAGGCAGGCAACATTGTCAAGCGAATACTTGACTAATTTGGTCGGAATCCATCAGAAATTTAGTTCTAACTTCACCAAACACAGTAACAGGAATATCTAATACTATTGTGTTAGATACTTTTCCGCCATACTTAACACGGCTTTCAACTACTGTACCGATGAACACAAATTCATCCAAATATTTACCCGAAACTTTTTTACCTTCTAAATTCCAAGACATATCAGCACCTTTTCAATCAATCAACAGTACCTATTATACAGAAATTTGCAAGAATGTCAATATAAGAAAAAAGTTCTCAACATTTTTAGTCAAGTATTTAGAATATAAATACTAAAATATGATAATGTTATCAAATTTATCAAATTTAATGGAAATTTACAATGAAAAAATTATTTGCTTTGTTGGCTTTGTTGTTCATTACGGCTACGTATGCACAGTTACCCACATCAACAATTCCTTTACCACCAGATATCGCCACAATTAAGAAAGCCAATGTTCTTATTGTGGCAATGACCAAAAAAGATGTTCCTCCTTTCTTTTCGGGAGAAGGAGATAGCATTCACGGTCTTGACGTTGAAATTGCACAAAGAATTGGTGTATTACTTGGAGTTCCTGTACAGTTTAGACGAGATGCAGAAAGTTTTGCTGAGGTTGTTGAACAGGTTAGGGACGGTAGAGCAGACATTGCGGTTAGTAAATTGTCCGTAACAGGTCCTCGATTACAGGTTGTTAGATTTAGCGATCCCTATGTCAAGCTAAAGCAAAGTTTAATTATTAATCGTTTATGGCTCAGTCAAAACAGTCAAGGTAAAGAAACATATCAAGTGATTCGCGATTTCAATGGAAAAATAAGTTTCATCAAAAACTCCAGCTATGATACATTTGCACGAATTAATTTTCCTAATGCAACTTTTCTTCCTGAAGAAAAGTGGGATGTAATCATTGATAGAGTTACACGTGGAGATATTGCTGCTGCTTACCGTGACGAGTTTGAAATTAAGAAAATTAGTTTTGAAAAGCCAGATGCTGCAATCAGCACCAAGACAATTACAATTTCTGACAGTGTGGATTATATTGCCGTAGCAGTTAACCCAAAAGCAATTCAATTGCTAAGTATGGTTAATTACGTTATTAAAAATGAATACAACAACATTGACACTAAAAAGTTAATGGACAGATATAAAGCAGAAAAAAAGGATAAAAAATGATCTCCCACTTGAAAACATTCTTAACTAGTCCATGGACTATTCTTGGTTCAATTGTATTAGGTATTCTTGGTGGAGTTTATACCCCTGACTTTAGCATGAACCTTGACAGCATTGGTAGTATCTATATCAGTTTGTTAAAAGTAGTTGTGCTACCATTCTTGTTGGCAACTATTCTAGTTGGTATCATAGGACTATTACAAAAAGAAGGTAGTGAAACACTTATAAGGAAAATTATCATTGGTTTTGTGGGAAGTATGTTTTTGGCCGCAGTCATTGGTGTTGGTACTGTGTTAGTCACTGGTACAGAAATGACTCCACAAAAGAAGACTGAGTTTGGTGTATTAGTCAACAACAAAGACACAGGAACTGATTTAAATATAACATTACATGAGCCAATGCCAACAGCACCTCCAATCAGTGCTGGTAAGATGGCTGAGAAGTTTATTCCAGAAAACATTTTCAACACACTTAACAATGGTGAGAGTTTGAAGATTGTTATCTTCTGTTTGATCTTTGGTGTTGCACTAGGACATTTAAAAACAGAAGGACAACGCATGTTGGTTGAAGTACTAAAGAGTGTTCAACAGGCAAGTATAAGTATCTTTAAGTTCCTAAACTACTTCTTACCATTCGCATTGTTAGCAATGATTAGCAGTCAAGTTGGTAAAGTTGGGGTGGGCATCTTTATGACCATGTTTGACTTTGTATTTCAACAGTTTGTTGGTGGAGTACTTGTTATTGTTGCAGGTACTGTAGTAATATGGATGCGTAGTGGATTGAGTTTGATGACCGTTATTAAAGAAACTAAAGAAACATTGATTGTTGCTATTAGTTCACGTAGTTCATTAGCTTGTATTCCATATGCACAAGAAGCATTACATAGATTGCATTTCGACAAAGGTGGTGTTGAACTAACTGTTCCGCTAAGTTTTACTGTCAACAGAATTGGTAGTATTGTTTATTATGCGATTGCCACGGTGTTTATTGCTAACATTTATGATTCACCATTGGGTGCTGTGGGATTGTTAGTAGTATTGTTTGGTAGTATCTTGGCTGGTTTGGCAAGTGCAGGTACAACAGGTATCCTTACTGTTGCAACCGTGGCGGTTGTTTGTGACTTGTTAAAACTACCAAGTGAAGCTGTATTAGTTTTGCTAATTGCAGTTGATCCATTAATGGATATGATTCGTACAGCAAGTCATGTACATGGCAATATTGCAGTAACCTCATTTGTCTGTGACAAAGAAGCAACCGACAATGGACAAAGCTAAGGAAATACTTCTTAGTTTATTGACTTGGATAGGCGAGAGTCCATTTCGCCTATTTGCGGTTATAATTTTATGTGTATTTGGATTTGGTGGTTGGTTTTTATATTCTGAAAAAGATGCATTTATGGCAAGTTATCGTGCCGAACAAGCATTACCGCGTATGAACGGAGAATATGAAAAAGCCTCAAATTTTATATTGAAATATAGTCAAGCAGAATTGATTGCAGTATTTCAAGTCAATACAATATTGAACACGCGCAAGCTAGTTTATTTTACTACTCGCAGCGGTGGAATTGAAAAAGATTACTATGGCACAGATGTTGGTCTACTGACTAAAAATTACGACAATAATAATGATGTGATTTCAATGATGTCGGGAAAAGTACCATGTCAAGATTACCTAACACCTCAAAGTTTTATGGGATTCGTTTATGTTGAAAGAGGCGTAAAATATATGTGTCGTATAAGTGTACCTGCGGAACCCGGTACATTTATTGGACAAATTTCAGTTGGATGGAAATCAAAACCTGACCCAGATGAGGTTGCTAATGAGCAAGCTGTGATGCATGTTGCTAGTAGTTTATTATTTAAAAAATGATGAGACTTCCTTCTGTTATATTCTGTGGCATCATAATAATTATTTTACTGATTGTACTGTTATGAAAAAGTTGGGGGTTTTGGGTGGAATGGGTCCAGCAGCCAGTGCAGAGTTTGTGACAAGATTAATTAAAAAAACTCCTGCTACTAAAGACCAAGATCATATTCCATTTGTTCTCTGGAATGAACCACAAATTCCGGACCGTAGCATCAGTATGCGTAATGGTGATGATAATCCTTTGCCGTACTTGCTGGATGGCATACAAGCATTAAAATTTACCGGGTGTGATTTAATAGTCATACCCTGTAACACAGCACATTTTTGGCATCACGAACTAATTAAACAAAATATTCCTATCATTCACATCGTTGACAGTATAGCAGACGCATTACGTGAGGTTGATGTTAGCAATTCGACCATAGGAATTATGGGCACACAAGCTACGATTGAATTTGGTTTGTATCAATACAGGTTGAATAAACTGGGATGGAATTGTATTGTACCTTCCACACTAGAGATGGATACATTAGTCCAACCTGCAATTGATTTAATTAAAGGTGGAAATATTGTCCAAGCTCATTCAATGTTAATGTCTGTTGTAGGAAGTCTAATAGATCGTGGTGCAACAGCAGTGATATTAGGGTGTACAGAGATACCTCTGGCAGTAACAGCGGCCTATCAAGATGGTATCCCCATAGTCAACAGCATTGATAGCTTAGTTAATGCTGTGGTCAAACGCTACTCATTTGTTAGCTAATGGTCGTTGATAGCTTTCATCTTGTGTATCCATAGAACACTGCTATACCAATAAAACCTGTTATTGCTAATAATAGCACTGCAATTATTCCTCCAAACAGTACCTCGGCTAAATCTTGTTTGCGTTTGCGTTGTACCGCTCGATGTTTTTCTTCTAGTTCTCTACGTTCTTTTAACAGTCGTGTGTGCTCTCGAACCATATTTTCCCAGATATCGCCATGACCGGACCAAATCAATAATTCTTTTATTTTTTTTCGATGTTCAGTAACTTGATTTGCCATCATAGATGTTTGAAACGCCATACTTTCAAGTTCTGCGTTGGTCTTGCTCAACAGTTGCATCTTGACCTGTCCATTGGCTTTGTAAATATCTGAACTGAGATTTAGAAATTTGCCAATGTCTGTTATAATACCGTTGATATCTTTTCCTGTGCCAATGGCAGACTTAATCCCACCAACAACTTGTTGTACAGCAGCAAAAGCTAGTCCAATGCTCACAGGATCGATCATACATCACTTATTTGCGAGTGTAGTGTCAATAGCCTTTTGAATCTTGTCGTATCTACTAAAGTTTTCGAGTCATAGGTTGTCTGTGCGAAGGACAATGATGTAAGCATAACAAAAAGTACCGTCAGAGGTATCTTTTTGAGCATTTTATTTCCTTATTGCTTGAACGAGGTGTTCTGGATATTTATTAAACTTAAATGCTAAAGGTTATGGTCCGGCGTAGAGGAATCGAACCTCTATAAAGACTTTAGAAGAATCTTGTCCTGTCCATTGAACGAACGCCAGATAAAAAATTTGTAGAGTTAATATATTATTTACAGGTTTACCATTTGGTGTCTCCAACAGGAATCGAACCTGTATCCGGGACTTAGGAGGTCCCTATTCTGTCCGTTGAACTATAGAGACATTGTGTGGTACCCTAGGTCAGATTCGAACTGACACTGAATGGATTTTGAATCCATCGCCTCTACCGATTGGGCTACGAGGGCATATGGTGCGGATACTGGGATTCGAACCCAGACTTGAGGGATTTTAAGTCCCTTGCCTCTACCTTTGCGCTATATCCGCAGAATTTTGGTGCAACCTGTAGGAATCGAACCTACTTCAATGGTTCTTCAGACCACCGCTATGACCACATCAGCTAAAGTTGCTAAATTGGTGCTCTCACCGAGAATCAAACTCAGGTCTCACCCGTACCAAGGGCGTGTACTATCACTGTACTATGGGAGCAAATTGGTACCTTGTGACGGGATCGAACCGCCGACCTTCTCCTTGTAAGGGAGACACTCTACCGCTGAGTTAACAAGGCGCTTGGGGAGAAGTACGGGAATCGAACCCGTGATAGCGGAATCACAACCCGCGGTTTTACCACTAAACTAACAACTCCATATTTGGAGCGGGTAGAGAGAATCGAACTCTCACACTAACCTTGGCAAGGTCACAGGCTACCTTTACATCATACCCGCATATAGAAACACACTCATCACGCACCGTATCGTAGGTGATCAAATCTACAATCTTATAGGCATCAAAATGTGTTTGTATATGGAGCGGGATGCGAGAATCGAACTCGCAACTTCAACTTGGAAGGATGACGTTTTACCACTAAACTAATCCCGCAAAATCCCATTTAACGATATGGGCATCGGAGTCTGTTCTAAGCCGCTAGACTTTTCAATCTATCAGCCGCATAAGAAGCCGCAAATGCATTTGGTTTGACCAAAGGAACAACGTTACACATACCCTTAATGTAACCGATAGCTTCGTTTACTACGATACTTGAATTATACATCAAATTTGGATTTATGTCAAGATGAACTTCAATATCATTAGGGATTATTTCCGCTAATTGTATGTACATTTCAGCAACTTTATATACCTCATTCATTAACCTCATTCTAGGTTTGTCTCGCTTGACTTCATAGTCACGTTCTCTGGTAACTTGTCCAAAAATTTTACAACCGTGCTTACCGTCAATATGAACAACGATAGCAACAATGTAATCAGCATACCAATCGCCATTAATTTTAATCTTCTCGGAGTCACATCCAAGATAAATTTTAGTTTCTGGACCGCAACTTTCGATATATGTTTTAACTAAATTCAAGTCGAGTTTATCATTGTACATATTGTACCCCTTAAAAAATTGGCATCCCGGGAAGGAATCGAACCTTCAACCTTTGGTTTTGGAGACCACTGCTCTGCCAATTGAGCTACCGAGACATATTTGGTACCGATAGACAATTTCGAAATGTCGACCTAACGCTTATCAAGCGTTTGCTCTTCCTCTGAGCTATATCGGTTAATTGGTGCGTCCTGAGAGATTCGAACTCCCAACCTCAGGTTTCGAAGACCTGCTTTCTATCCAGTTGAATTAAGGACGCATATTTGGTGGTGATAGAGAGACTTGAACTCCCAACAATCACCGTATGAAGGTGGTGTTCTACCATTGAACTATATCACCAAAACTGGTTGCGGGTGTGGGATTCGAACCCACTAGATAGAGCTTATGAGACTTACCGATACCCTGAATACCCGCAATAAAAATTGGTCTCGGTGGCAAGAATCGAACTTGCGCTACATGGTCCCAAACCACGGGTGATGCCATTTCACTACACCGAGAAAACTATTGGTGGACCGTGGGAGAATCGAACTCCCACTTCATGCTTGCAAAGCACATGTGCTACCATTATCACTAACAGCCCAAATGACTTATTACTTATCTCATTGTACGCCATAAGTCAAGGCGAGATTTGGTGCCCTAGGAGAGACTCGAACTCTCAGAACCTGGTTTCTAAGACCAGTACGTATACCATTCCGTCACCAGGGCAATATTGAATTTTTAAGTCACACTTACAAAACTTGGTGCCCCATGACAGAATCGAACTGCCGTAACCTGATTACAAAACAGGTGTAATACCATTATACTAATAGGGCAATGCTTCCTGCACATCGTGGTAATTATAGTACATCAACATAGATTAATCCTGATTCCAACTCAACTAAGGTTGGGGATTCTATGCATCACACATACCTTCCACCCACTCGTCATGCACAAGACTTTCGTGTTGCTAACGCTGGTTAGGTCGACCCATGGTTACCCATGACTTCCATTACAGAAGAAGAACCATCCTACAGTTGTCACACTGTTTCTCGTCATGCGGATCACATTAGCCAAAGACACTTGGCACGTTTGGTTGCGATGGCTGGATTCGAACCAGCGATTCCACAGCTTATGAGACTGGGCGGATGACCACTTCCATACATCGCGATATTGGCTCCCCAGCGTGGGATCGAACCACGGACACCTTGATTAACAGTCAAGTGCAACTACCGCTGTGCTACTAGGGAATAAACTTGGCGGTCCCAAGGGGTAACGATCCCCTTCTTTCAGCGTGACAGGCTGATGTGCGTCCATGAACACTTTGAGACCAAATTTGGTGGAGTAACTTGGAGTCGAACCAAGAATGTTTACCACAAGGGGACGGATTTACAGTCCGCCGATGCACACGCCATAGCATCAATTACTCCGAATTTTTTTGGTAGGGGTACCGAGAATCGAACTCGGATTACCTGGTTAAAAGCCAGATACTTTAGCCGTTAAGTTATACCCCCGAATCTTGGTGCCTTGAGAGAGAATTGAACTCCCACTCAAGCGATTATGAGTCGCCTGCTTTACCATTAAGCTACCAAGGCATTTCTACCATATTAAAACATACTACGTATCTTAGTATCAGTGCTAGTAATTATCTAGTCTATAATACCCAAATAGTTAGACCGCGAATCTATCCCAACCTGTAATATGTTTTAATATGGTACTCCGTACCAGAATCGAACTGGTCTTATCGGGTTGAAAACCCGGTGTCCTAACCGATAGACGAACGGAGTAAATTAAACTCTACAAATTTTTAAAGAACATGTTGATTTCTCAACTCATGTATAGAGTATAACACAACCAGAGGTTTTGTCAACATCTATTTGCATGTTGTTGTTTTTTTAACAACTGGAGTAGGTGACAGGAATCGAACCTGCATAAAACAGATTTGCAATCTGTTCCCTAGCCTTTCGGGTCACACCTACATTTTTTGGTGGAGAGTCAGGGAGTCGAACCCTGTGACCATATTACTATAGTCTATAGATTAGCAATCTACTGCATTACCGTCCTGCCCACTCTCCAAATTACATTATAGGTCCGTTACCGTTCCTAAATCCTACTTCACCACCTTCTTCTTTGATTCGTTTGATAACATTTTCAAAAAGAATAGGAGTAAAATCAGTTTGTTCTACACATACACAATGGTACCTTGTATCAATCTTTTCATCCTTCATAACACGTCCTGTATGAAGGTGTCCATGAATGTTAACTCCAAATCGACCAAGACTTTCAGGGTGAAGTGGAATATGAGAAAGAATCATTCCGTTCATTACGTGATATGCACGGAGTTCCCGAAAGTGTACTCGATATTCATCATCACGAAAAATATCATGGTTACCTCGGATGAGAACTTTGTCACCATTCAGTCTATGCATAATGCTTAGTGATTTACGGTTAATAACAACGTCACCCAGATGATACACTTTATCTTTTGGACCAACGGTTTCATTCCAACGTTTGACCATTTCTTCATCCATTTCATTTGGATCCGTCCATGGTCTAATCTTTTCATTTGTTTTAGAATCTGTGAAACGACATACACCGGCATGACCAAAGTGTGTGTCACTTACGAGAAATACTGATGGCATATCAAACTCCTTTTACCACTTTATGCAATGAAACGCTTTCGGAATAGTAGCCATTAGACTCACCATACCAACGAATGTCAACATAACCTTTGATAGTGGCTAGCTTGTAGAATGTCCATGTGAACGAATCTTGGTAATTTGGCACTTCAGCACCTTCTGGATTTTCATTGCTCGATGACTCTTCAGCAACAAGCAATGGAACACCGATCAGGTCTTGAACATCACCAACAACGGACTCAACTGAAACAGACTCGCAACAATCTTGGTCATGGTACATGTTATACACTTCACCATCAACAGTAACAAATTTGATGTTATCATTATCAACATCAACTTCTTTTAAAACTTTCCCTAATAGGGATTCAAAATTTACGTACATATAATTTCCTTTATATAACTGGCGGAAAGCAGAGGAGTCGAACCCCATCCCATTTCTGAGAACCCAGTTTTCAAGGCTGGTCGGCGGACCAACCCACCTGCATTACTTTCCAGACATACTGAAACTCACTCATTAAATGAATTTTAATATGGCACCCGGTGGAGGGATCGAACCTACGCATCATGGAGTCAAAGTCCATTGCCTTTCCGCTTGGCTAACCGGGTAAATATTACTCTACAAATTTTTAAAGAACTACCTCATTGTAACAGATGGCGATGCAACTGTCAACTCTTTTTCCAATATGCTGTAAAAAAACAACACATAAGAAAAAACCCCTAGAACTTTGGATTCTAGGGGTTTGCAAATTAGTTTAGACTTCTTTTAGTTGTCTCGACCTTCACTAACCCCTTTTCCACTTCCACCTAATACTCTTGAATCCTCAAGGCAATAGCTGGCCAGCCACGAATTAATTCGTGTCGGTTGTTTAAAGGAATGTTTATTCATCATAGTAATATTATATAGGCTTTCTTTTCTTTTGGCAATAGCTTTTCAAAAAATATTTTTTTATTTTACCTTTACTTCACCCGCCGAATGAATATTTCCATCCACATCTTTGTATGCAATGTAACCTTCTTCATTGATAAAAGAGGTACCTTTCCAAAAATAGTTTTTGTCTTTTAATTTTTCAAGCCTAGTATCCGTAGCTTCTTCAATGTTATATTTCATAAGGCCAAGAAATTCTTGGTCATTGTCATCAGCATTTTCAGCAATCAACATAGCATCAGCCTCATTTTCAGCTTCTACCACATGATACAGTTTAAACGTACTCAAAGTTTCCACAATATATTTCATTTTTTATCCTTTAAAATTTAGTTATTATCAATCAAAACTTGCAGACTTAATTGAGTCCCAACGGAATGAACGCCAACCTTTAGCTTCGGTATCATAAACAGCTAGAACTTCGGGTGATAATTTTCGTTCAACTTTAGGTTTATCAGAATCAGTAAACTTAGGAAGCAAAGCAGGATCCAAAGTACAAGTCATGCTACGAACTGTACCATCTTTTTTCACAAATTCAACAATCAATATACCAATCTTCAGTGCATCGGTCAACCATTCACGACCAGCAACATCATTTACACCATCAGAAAAAACATTCATAATAAACCTTTCATTAAACATTCTGTATTTTACACGTATCTAAGATACCTTGCAAGTAATTTTTAAACCATTCTGTTGTTTTTTCGCGTTTTTTGATAAATGTACCGGCTAGATTCATACCAACAAATGTTTTAGCATACTCTACAGGATCCATAAAGATAGCCTCAAACGTTTCATCGAAGGTATATTCACCTTCATCATCACATTTAAAAAATGCCACGTGATATTTTTCACCGAGAGTATTACCCTCTATCTTTTTACCAAAATCTTCATTGAATGTAATGAACTTAAACTCCAGCCCATCTTCATCTTCATTATCAGTATCCATAGGCAAAAACATCATGCCATCATAATCTTGCATTTCATTTTCCATTTTTTAATTCTCGAATGAATTTAGCAACTTCTTTTTTACGGTCATACATTTTCGCCAGAGGAACTACCCGCATACGATATTTTGGTGTGCGTAAATCTTTTGCTATGAAATTCCTCGGCTTAAACATTTTTAATCCTTATAGAGTGTGACCCGTCATATCATAAAGCAATAGGTCCAATTCTTTATCGAAGTTTTTTCCTAATCTACGTAGTTGATAAATTTTATCAACCAATTCTGGCACGTTTATGCCTTTAGATTCATATAAACCCCGGTCTTCTAATTCTTCCATCAATTCTTCATCACTGAATTCAGATAAATCAACGTCAACTTCAATATATGCCATTTAGTTTTTCCAATCAAATTACAATTGCAGTTAGCAACAATATTCCTAATGCCACAAGCACAATCCACTCTATGAGAACGGATTGTATTGACATTTTCCAACATAAAATTTTAAGTTTTAGCCACATATATTATTCTTGGCAGTATTTAGAAAACTCGGACCAAGTACCTGTGAACAGTTTTGCACCATCACCATCTTTCACGACAATTTTATCGGAGTACAAGTGATATTCATATGCTTGACCAGCATCAGTGGTATCGGTAGGATACAAATAAAAACCACCAACTTCCACTTTAAAATTACTAACCAATTGAGCCGCAAGACAACCCATACCATTGGCGAGTTTACGTTTATCACCAACAGGAATACCATTTACGATAGCATCAAAGCCACCTAAAAATTCAGCCAACTCACGACCATGACCTGAAGGATAACCATCAAATTGACGGTACATACACATAACAGGAGACAAATCATCATACACAAAAGTCAAAGAACGAGTACCCATTTTTACTTCTCCAAAATAACATAATTACCAAAATAACTATCAAAAACCTTAATTAAGTTTTCATAGTCGCCAGACTTCATTTCATCAATGATAGCCTCAGAATCAAGCCCTAGTTGCCTAGAAAATTTTGTTGCATAACCCATAAGACAATATGCATTACCTTCAGGTCCAGTCAAATCAATAATCAATGGACCTCTATGAATGTTTTTTTTGCGAATCATATTACCTTTTGTAGTGATTGCCGTACCGATTGAACATAGAAGCTAAAAACGAATCTTTTGCAAACCAAGAAGCCAAATTTATAACACCTTCGGTTTTCGTATCAAACTTCACCGCTTTTTTAGGCAACCAGAAAAGACATTTTTCATTGTCCAGAACCTGGAACTGAATAGCTTTATCAGATTCTTTAACAATAGAAACCGCCAGAGAAGCGGAAACACTGTAACCAGAAGACCAGAGGCAATAAACAGTCATATCAATTCCTTATCAACTTATCAACTCAACAGGACCTATTATACACGTTCCAGGCAACATGTCAACAACTTTTTTGGATTGTTGCACAAATACAACATCAATCGTAATCACCAACCATAGGATCGGTAATAACATAATCACCATTTGCACGGACCATTACATTACCCGCATGTAAATCACAAGCAAAACGAAGTTTTTTTGTACCAGTCTCGATAATCTTAAGAATATCAATCAATTCTTTTGGAAAGATTGGATCAACAACTTTTTTAGGAAAAGGCAAATCATCACTAATATAGTTCTCAATAAAACGTTGAAATTCATAAAATTTCTCACGTTCTGGTTTCTTCAATTCATTAACACCTAATAAACGTTCCATAGAAACCATGTAGCAGGTTTCAAAATTACCTTTTAATTTCAAGACATAGTTGATACGTGGTGCAAAACTATTTTCTTGTTTTAATTTTGATAATTTCTTAATGAAATATCGATATGCATCATCTTTATAAAAAACTTTGATAATTTCTGTATTATCAACTGCAAATGCACGACCATTAATACCAGAACCAAGATATTTCATACCCATAATATCTTGAATTTCAGTAATAAAATTAGCAACACTACCTTTTACCTTCAGAGTTTCAATTTTAAACATGATTAGATTCCAAAAACATAATTAGAAACACCAAGTACATTCGAAAATAAGAATGCACTTTGCAACAATGTTAAATTCCAATTCTTTTGCTTAATAGCTGAGTAACATAATGCTACAGAAGAGACCAAGAAAAGACAGAACCCAATGGAAAGTACTCCTCGAGCCACCAAGAATGACCCAAGAATACCACAAAAAACACCAACAAACTCAATAACTTTCAACATAGGTACAGTTTAACACAACCACGCCAGTTGTCAAGTCAGCAAAAAGTACTCACAATCTCCGGTCAAGTATTATCACTTTTCTCCAAGAAGGTACTTGTTTGAAATAGCTTTAAAAGTCATTCCACCATCAACCTGTTTAAAAACGATACCTTCACGTTCCTGTTTAGGGTTCAACTTAGATTTGTCTTCCGCCCACTGTAGAAGTTCATCAATAGAACCAGTACCAAGGTCTTTGTCCACCAGCAACACTGGAACATGTTTCAACCCAAGTTGATTCGCATAATAATCCCGCATCTTTGGAGAAATGTACTGACCAGCTTTAATGCTGTACATATCAAAAACATAGAATTCCAGTGAGTCTAGTTTATAGATATTGCCTTGAACACCAGGTCCAATCAATTCGCCTTGTATAGCAACGTTATCCATGTCCATAGAACGAATCTTCAATTCAATGTTATCACGAATAGCAACTTTCCAGAATGAGTTATTTTCATCCCGCTTCAAGTCCATATTACGTGAGCAAACACCAAATTCACCATCAATCATGTACACGGTCATAGAAGAGCCTTCCAGCTTTTCAGTCACCTCAAACTGCAATGATTTAGCCGCTTCAATTTCCTTAGTCAAGTTTTGAACACGTTCCTGATCCGTCTTAGGAATCAATGAGGGAAAGTTACCTTTAGCTATGCCAGCCAATTGTACTGACATAGGGCGGTCCCACTTCACAATATTAAGAACCTCCGAAACATCATCACCTTCTTGGAACGAATTAGTATCCTGTAAAACATTATCAAGATTCAGCAATAGACCTTGTGACAATTGACCACGGAGTTTAACCGTTTTGAGTCTTTCGCCTTTAATACCCTCATACTCTCGTGGTTCTTTACCTTTAGAGAGGAATGGAGCCAATTCAGTAGGAATCCAAGAATCAATTTCACAGTACACAGCCAAATCACCGACTGTAAACTCACCTTTTTTAACTACAACTTTCCAGCCACCAACAACAGCAGCCTCAATAGCATCAGCACCTTCGATAGGAAGAATATTATCAATCTTCCGTAGAGTAGCCATTTTACGCATCATTTTTCTCCAAAATACGCTAAAACCACATTCAATGCTCCTAGCAACTCAATATTATAAACAACATCATCAGGATGGACATACTCACCTTTTTGATGTTTTTCCACCATATCTTTTGTATTGTCTCGGTGCCACTTCAAGGAAGCCTTAGTGATACCATCAGCAATTTCATCATCTAATTCAATCATTCTTTAACTCCAAAATTATCTAATATTTGTGCGCCAATATTTTTTCTACCTTCCTGCTCCATTAGTCCAGCAGTAAGGGCACATTCCTTAACAATCAACTCGGCGAAATTTTCCATAATCCAGTATTCTGTTTCATCAGACAAATTTAATTTATAAATTCCAGCCTGTTCAGCAAGTTTTTGAATTAAATTATTCATTCCTGCACCAAATGACCCTCAATACAGTAATTTATACCACTGTAACGAATTTCATTCACTAAGTCGGAATCTTTAATATCTTCCCCAATAGAAAACTCATCACGGATAAACTCATACATCCGTGACTGTGCATCCTCTTGGTTCAGAAAAATACCACAAATGTCATCATCTCTTAAAATTACAAATACTTTCATGGCTAATTACCTTATATTGTTTGCTCAAAATCTTGCATCTCATATATTTCAAAAAGATCCAAATCACTCATTTCAAGCAATTCTTTGGATGTAGTTTGGAAATAATGATTCAGTTCTTTTTCAGTAACTGAAAATAAAATACGGTCTATAATCAATTCACGTAAGGTCATTCTTCAACTCCGAAATGTTTCTTAATCGCTCTAGAACAATCGTGTGTTCCTCTTGACCATTCTGAACTAATCTTATGATCTAATAGTAAATCACAATGATTAGCACATTCCTTAACAATCAACTGGGCGAATCTTTCAATCGCTTTATGCCTGTCATAAGGACTATTGAACTCTTTATCCACTTGTTCAGCAAGTTGTTTTATTCGTTCGTTCATTCTTCAACTCCGAAATGTTTCATTAATGCTTGATATCCATTTGGACTAGTAGTTGCTTTACGAACAACATCAATACATTCTCGGACAATCAACTCGGAGAACTTTTCTATAGTTGATTCCCACTTCAAACGGTCTTTACCAAGTCCGTGTAACTCCAGACCACTTTGTTTCGAAAACTCACGGAGTAACATCTTACCGGACTGATTCCGACCTTTTACAAATTCATCATACTTTTCTTTGGTACTTTCACGGTACCCACTATCACCATCATACAATTGACTTTTAAATACCTCTAGCTGGTCAATCAAATTTTGAGCACCAGCTCTTGTCATAGTAAGGGTAGAATAACCTAGCTTCAAAGTCATATGCGTACCTTCAACGGTTGCACCGATACTATAAGCAGTTTCCGGATCCTTTCTGGAATCAATAACTTTTTCTGGCTCCGGTGACTTATCACCAAATTTATAAAACATCATAGATTTATTCTTATAACAGGTTAAACATACTGCATAATTTAATCCATTCTTGAACCAGCATAGGCTTCAATACCATATTTCCGCAACTCGGAAGCATAGGCTTGAGCACCTTCCTCTTTAGCAGTGATGCATTGTGTAAATGAACCGCTTGGATTCCACAATTGTAAACCGCCTTCATAGGATTTTGAAAATCCAACTTTTACCAGAGCCTTACCCAATTTGCTATTGGATCGCACTTTGTACACGTTAACCCAAGCAAAACCGCAACAATCACGGTCACCATTTTTTGCTAAAAAGTCTTCGGTTGTTTTTCTAGCGGCCATGGATGCAGTAGCATGTACCGCAGGAAAGTCTGTATCTGTAAGCATCTTAATTCCTTTTTCTCTAATCTATGATTCTATTATAGCACAATACCCATTTATTGGCAAGTTATGCTACCTTATGAAAGTATTGATAGGGTAAACCCTGTGTGAAACAAAAGTACTCAAAATCTCCGTTAGCACTTTCAGCATCCATCAACCATGCAATAACACTCTCACGGTTAGTACCGGGGTGCATTAAATTTGTAACACGGTTTTCAAACTCCACAATAGCACGAGATTCTTCTTCTTGACGAGCCTTTTCTCCAGCTTCAATAGCTTGGCCAAGGACTACGAACTCAGCCTCAAACTCGGCCAAGGTCCAAGTTGAAGTATCAATACCACGGGGACGGAAACCGTATGCATCCTTGTGCATTTCCCAATAGGTGTAATGAGCCTGTTCCAACACTGTCAACTTATCCCAAGATTTCAATTCTGTAGTCATTTTTGAGTCCTCTTATCTTAGTAGCCAAGATATGACCAAACACATTCACGGACTTCTGTATCCGTAGCTTCACTAAAACCTTCAAGTCTCGACAAATCCTCTAATTGGTCACAGACATTATTCCAACTTAGACCATTGGTCTTAGCATAAACGCACACATCCAAAACAGCCGCATTACCAGCATCCGTAAACATAGCAAAATCGTAGGACATTTTATTCTCCTATAACCACCAGATTAACCCAAAGTCTCAACTGAACCACCAACAAAAGCGCCAGCCAAGACACAAACAGTAAAAACACACAAAACAAAGGTCAACATAAAAACTCCAAACAATTTATCAACTCAACAGGACCTATTATACACGTTCCGGGGAAATAGGCAACAATTATTTAACCGGGTGTTGCAAAAACGCTACGCCGCCCAGTCTTACATGCTTGAGCACCTAGGTTGTAAACTGAGTACTTATTGTTACGCCAAGTCTTTTCTCCAGCTCTAGGTCCGGAAGGCTTACAAATGGTGATTTTAACACCATCGGAAGTCACAAATTCAGCTTTAATCTTGGACATAATCTTCCTGCATATCTTGGTTTACTTGCAGGACCCATGACACCGGAATGTCAAGTTTTTTGGAGATGTAATAAAAACTTTCATCGGATTCAAGCATTTCCTGAATCTGGATGTAGAGGTCAGACATAACGGACATTTTATTCCTTAGGTAAAATCAAAAGCAAATTCACCAGCAACAGGTGAAACGATAACACCACAATTAACCACTTTGAGCAAGGCAGTTTCAATCTTGGTAGCCTCACGAGGCGTACACTCAACGAACAAAGTACCATACTCAAATTTAGCAAAAACTTCGATACCGACAGTATTACCTACAACTTCCAGGACACGTTTCTCGAATGACATTTTTAACCTTTTCTCTAATCTATGGCTCTATTATACACGATTCCGTACCCATGGCAAGAAATACCTGACCGGTTTAGTCAGGTATTAATAAGACTGATGAGAATGACCGATAGACCAAGCAACTGCATCCGCTGGATCCATAACACGGTCACCGTTAGCATCCACTGGAGTAGGTGCGTAAATATCTGCAAAGTCATCATAGCAGTAATAACCGGAATGAGTAACCACCAAACGTGCATCCGCAGGCAAACGAGCCAAGGCAGCCATCATATCAGCAACTGAAATAGAATTTAAATCGTTCATTTTTTTCTCTCTATGGCTCTATTATACATGATTCCGGGTAATTGTCAAGTGTTTTTAGCCACGAATTTCAAATGCAAATTCAGTGCCGGACCTAGTGACATAAATCTTACGGCCATAAACCGTGATGTAACCCCATTCACCGTCTAGGTAAATGTCGTGCGGGTCCTTTTCAATCGTGACATTACGGACTATTTCACAAAAACCATTGCGCCAAGTAGGCAGTTTCTGCTTAAAATACTTGTCGTTGTCACGTTGAACAATGAAGATTTTTGATTTCATTTGTAAAACTTTACATTGACCAAAAAGATTCACTGGACGGAGAGCAGTAATACGGAGTATCATAGCGTTCCTGAAACTCTTTACCAGACATAATATTTTTACGAGTAACAAAGGTCTCAAACACTTCAACAATTAGACCTAATTTACGTTTACCATCGGCTACACAAGAAATATACGCTTTAGTACTAGGAGCAAAGTCTTGTTTTGCAACCAAACGTTTACCTTCTTTGGTACGTTTGTCTGTTTTGTAAATTTCCAGTGTGTATTCTGTAAGTTCTGACATTTTTAACCTTTTCTTTACTCTATGGCTCTATTATACATGATTCCGGGTAATTGTCAAGTGTTTTTAGACTATTTTTAAGTCTCGGAGAGAAAAATAGAGATTTTCCAGTGCTTCTTTAGCTTCCTCAATCAGTCGGGATTGCTCCTCAGTAGCTTGGTCATCAATCTCCAAGCAAACTTCATTTAAAATGTCTTCCGCAAGACCAATCCGTTTGGCTAAATCGTTATTTTTCATACTAAATCCACCTGTACTTGAATACTTTTATATACCATTTTTTCATCATAGTAAGTATAAGTGTTTCCAACTCCACTTATATTTTCTTTACCAATCTGAATAAGGCTCATTTGGATAGCTAACCGTTGGTTCACAAACGGAAGTTCATTAGTACCGGCTACGGTGGTATAAAAACCTATACCATCCATAATCACTCGGATCCGCTGGGAGTTCCTAAGACCAACAAAGAGTCTTTTAGTTCGCATAATTAAGGTTCCATCTGAAAAAGAATGTAGTAAAAAAGAGGTGAAAACATCACCACCGCAACTACAGCGGCTTGGAAAAGTTCAGTAATTCGTTTCATCATGGCTCTATTATAACAGCTTCCAGGTATTCGTCAACCAATACTTGACCGGAGTAATGGATTAAGATTTATATCATTCCTAACACCACGATTATATGTGATTCTTCCAGACATGTCAAGTTGTTTTTTTGCAACAATTCGACAAATTGCCGTTTGACAAATACCAAAACTTCGGGTATAATAGAATCTGGTTCGAATCTGGAGAGGGGTGGACGTGGAGAGTGGTCGGTGTACTAGTATCGCCAAAAAGCATCACTGGAGTGATCCTGGTGGTTTAGCACCTCTGGAAGCTAGTATCCATGCACCGTCCAGAGGTGCTGTTTTAAGTTTTTTTGTCTATGACGTTTCTCTTGCTTATCTTGCAAGACACCCACTCATTGTAGAATTGGTCACTTAGTAAGGCTTCATACTGGAAGATGTAATGCGTTTCCCAGTAGGAACACTCTGACCGGTTACAGCATAGCTTGACAATATGCCTTGTGAAATTCTCTGGACCGTGTTTAGCAACATCATCCAGCAAAACTTTATTCGAACCCCAGTAATTCTCCCAACCACTAGAGACTCGGATCTTTTTCTTCTTACCGTTTGTAGTCTTGTATCCAGCTTTGGTGAAGTACTTCCGACCAATGTATCGGCGGCTGGTCAATTTATTCGTTATGATATAAACAAAACCGTATGAATCGCCAATGACCTCTGGCGTTACCTCACTGTCTTTATAAATCCACATCATCTGCATTCTCCGAGTCTTCCAATATGTATTCACTACACACTGGACAGAATTTCGGGGAATCAGCCATTAATTCTTCATCATATACGATTTTATAGGTGCTTTCGCAGTTCTCGCAATGGTTCTTTAGTGTTCTCATGCATATCCTTATAACCATGAATTATCATCATCGTCATATGTATGCATCTGGTCAACCGATAGTGGAACGTCTAGCATCCAGTCTGGATCAGTCAAAACGTATTCGCCAGACCGTTCTAATGCTCTGTTCTTATTAAGGCGTGATGCAAAATCGCTGGCTATCGACCGTGTAGCTGCACCTTCTGGTGATGCATGATAGGCTCTCAGCTTTTCGCTTTTTGCTTGTCGTAGCTCCGCTGGTTGTTCTCGGACATTACCGCAAGATTGGCTACAAAACGGACCTCTTTTTTGGTGTTCAACACCGCATCGTGGGCATTGTTTCATAGTGCAAAATCCTCAGTAGTGCGTTCACAAGTTAGTGAGTACTTACTTATCCACAGCTTATCCACACTATTTTAGCTTATTATACCCATTTACTCGATAGAATCTATCATCTCTATCAGGTCACTATGTTCTTTTTGTAGCTCTTGGAATCTATTGTTCTTAAATGTTATACTGGAATATGAGGTACTATGGAATTCTTGGACTTTTCCATTGATATAGTAATTCACTAACTCATACAGTTTGGCTTTGGTTTGTTCATTCATTTTTGTTCCCATACATTAACATCATAGCATCAAAAATACAATCATCTACTGGATTGTGCTTTGTTATATGTAGCTTAGAATCAAATACTGGATGGTGGATTTCGGTGTATCCTGTTGTTGTTCCATACAGGAAATCTACTGCTGTTCTTACATCTCTCCACCTAGCGAATGGCCAGATTGGATCTAAGCCTATCTGTTCTTCTATATCATCAAGTACTAATTGGTCTAGGTTACCTCTAGCCCATACCCAACATTTGGTATCATTCTTTGACTTAGCCCATTCACGCATTAATTCATACCCAGTTTCGAACGGTACATCATTGGTTGATGGTTTAAATGATTTGTTTTTGACATTCTCGCATTGTTTAGCCCACCAGTCTATGGTGGATTTACCTGCTTCACGGTTTAATCTCTTAATTTGGTCTTGTACATCAAACTTGGTAAAGAAGGAGTTTTGTCTTAGCTGGATGTGATCCGGCTTCTCATCTGGATTAAAATATACAGCGGCCATGGATAATATCACGGAACTTGACCTTTTACCTAAGGTCTCAACATCAAATACGAACATTATTTGCTTTCTCTTCCAGCTTGGAATGCTGATTCTAACCACAAGATTAAGTTTCTTTGGTATAATTGGCCTTCTTTAAATTGACCAAGGCTTTCAAAGAATCTTTCTGACCTCATGCTATAACTTTCAAGTTCATCAAACCAGTCTTCAAAATTGGTATATTGTTTATGATCCATAATTAGTCACTTAATCCACCAAGATGCACTGCATTTATTTTTTTATACTCACTCATATCTTTGTAACTGTGGCTCATCAGTTCGTGTTTGCCATAGTACCAAGCGGTGTTAACATCCAATGCTAATTCTGATTCAGTAGCATATCCGACCTCGTTTACGCCACCTTCGTAGCCATTTACTACGACCATAGCTTCTTGGTCAAGTTCTTTCAATCGTTCAATCAATTCAAATACTTTCATAATATTACTCCTCAAACATCCAGTTAATAGCTTCATCTTCATTGGCAAAAATAGTATCATCAGCAATATATCCTAGCTTACACTTGATGCATACACTTCTGTATGCAATAGCTCTCTTACCTTTACCGTTATAATCTTTAGTAATGATTGTGTACTCATCATATGTGTTTTTAACTTCATGCCCACATGATAGGATTATGCTCATAGTTTGCTCCTTAATGTATTATACACCAAAAATAGATTTATGTCAGGCAATAATGAAAAAACCCACCAGTAGGTGGGTTAAATTCGTTGGATTGTTGTTGGGTCTAGGTGCATTACCATATTGATAAACTTCACAGCAGGATCTTCATCACTGAAAAATCTAACTATTGTTTGACCTGTGTACCGAGAAGTCATAAACAATAGAATCTCAGAGTCTTTATACACTGAGAATTGTATGATCCACCCGTTTCTTACAACAGGTCTATGATATTTTGTATTAGCCTTTAATTCCTGCTGGCGCAAGAGTAGCGAATTCTTCAACGATTTTTCTTGCATTCTTTGTAATTTCTGACGCTATGTAGGTTAGTCCATACGTATATGTAGCATAATCGGAACCTACAAATTGGTTCAGTGCAGAAATATATGATTTTGTAGCAGAGTCATTAGCTGTAATCATAGCTAGTGCAAGGTCGGAGATTTTGGTTGTATCGGTAAAATTTGTCATTGTTTATCCTTATTGGTAAGCGATTGGTTGGTTTTTCATTAGTTCTAAAATTTCACGGAGTATTTCAATCATAGAGAACCTCTTCTTAATATGTATTGGCGCATCAGTCGTTCAACATCAGCTTCACACGTTGGATTTTTTGAATTGATATACTCTTCCATTTGGCAGTGGAAAGATTTTGGTTTGAATAGTTCGATTAGTTTTTTTAACATAAAATTATAGTGGCCTCTTTAGTGAGCATCAGTATAACATTATATATGCTGCAATGCAATAAAAACTAAGTATAAACACTAGTATTTACTAGAATGCCGGCTCTATTTTTATTCACTGGTTTTCATCATATGACCATCCTCTGTCTATGAATTTCTTTATTCTTTTTGTTGTGCTCGTCCCATTTGGATTTGCAATTAGTTTTTTACTAATAATAGAATCATATTCAGCCCGCGAGATAAAATATGTATCCATTGAAATATCATAGTATGGCATCGTATGAATAAAATCAAAAGTTGTTCTTGCAATTGATGCATACATGGTAATAACTTGTATATTACAGCCAAAAGTAACTGCATTTGATGTAACCATTTTACCTTTTACCAAGACATTACTATAATTTTCATCTACATCAGAAATATGATCCTTAACCGAATCGTGTAAAATCGCTTGATTAAAGGTCTCGATAGCTTTTTCAGTTTTGAGGTATATATCAATATCATTGACTTTTTCGTTATGAATAATTGATGCTGAAATACCACCTGAAACGATACCAAAATCACTTATAAATTTACTCAATTCTGGTGGCAAAGATTTTAATGCAGTATTCAGTTTAATTTTTATCAATGCTTTGACCGATAAAATTTCAGCATTGTCTGCTTTACTAAACATTATATGCCCTTAATATTTTGATTTGTTCATCGGGGGCTAAGTAGCAACGAAAGGTTATTGTCGATGAATCTGTACTTATATTTTTATACTCGGTGAATTCGATCAGTCTATCTTCAATCATTTTTTTAGCCAACTCGTATGATAGTCTTTCTTTAATGTAATCAACTAATTTTGGTTCAACTTTAAAGTTTGCAAATTCGTTTGAAACTAACTCATATTTACCAATTATCATTTTACCACCAATAGCATAATCTTTGGTCAAAAAATCTATTCTATCAGTATCAATGTTTATCATCCGTATTCTCTTTAAAAGTAATAAGAAAAACCCATGTAGCTAAAAAAGTCCAAGGCGACCAATCATATTCTGCACACAGGTATGCGGTGCCGGCTACAATGGCAAGATTATACAACAAAACACCAAATGCAACTAGAGTCTTGTTCATTTTACTTTTTTAACTACAACCCAATCCGATTCATCTGCCATTGGTCGAATTGACTGAATTGTTCCATCATCAAGCAATGCGAACAATACAACTTGACCTGTATTGGTGGTTGCTGTTGCAATTTGCACAGCTTTTGCTTTAGATGTTTTTTCTTTTTCGTCTGCCATTTTAATTTTCCTTTGTGTTAAATGAATGGATTAAATCAATTATTCTCATTGTTATTCTCCAAATTTTTGAGCAACGTTCTTACGTATCAAATTCTTGACATACTTGCATACGTCAACATCATATGATGTAAATGCTACGGAATTTACATTTGTCTCATCGATTGTTTTTAATATTTCAAGCAAGATGATACCATATAATCGTTCAAACTCTTTGGTATAGTCGCTAGACCAATCGATATCAGTCTCGTCATGCCAAGGTGCACCTTCATCTTCTTCCCAGAAAACAAAGCCTGCTTGTTTGGCTAATTCTGTTAGTTTTTTACTTTTCATTGGTTTTCATGCTAATTCGACCAAAAATTAATATAGTCAACCAAACTGTAGCTGCCCAAGTTTCAAAGGTATATGCAATATTTGTTGTGAATATTGTATTCAATGACCAAATTGATATGAGTGGGCTGAATACTACGGCAAAAAGAATCAATAAGAAAATAAATGTAATTTTAATCATGGTATGTTCCAATAAGAAAGAGAACTTATTATAGCTCTCTTTCTGTCAAATGTCAATAGAATATTGGATGTTTGCCGTTATGCAGCTTTACCCCAAACATCACCCCATGTGCCAGACAATGCACCTTTTGCATAATCTGTAGCTCGGTTCTCAAAAAAGTTTGTGTGTGTCGGTGCATTAATCATTTCTTCAACCCATGGCAATGGATTACGTTTGACTTTAAAAATGCCCTTCATGCCCAAACCAATCAGCCTACGATCTGCAATATACCGAATATATTTTTTCACGTCCTCTTTTGTTAGGTTTTCACCTTCATTGATACCAAATGCTAGATCAATAAATTTATCTTCAAGTGCTACCATTTTCTCAGCAATAGTGTAAATTGAACTCTTCAAATCATCAGTCCATATTTCCTGATTTTCATTGATGTAAGTTTTAAACAACTTCATCATATTCTCGGCGTGCATCGTTTCATCAACGATAGACCATGTAACAATCTGACCCATACCTTTCATCTTGCCATGGCGTGGGAAGTTTAACAACATAATGAATGATGAAAACAACTGCATACCTTCAGTGAATGCACTAAACACAGCAATATGTCGTGCTGTATTCTCTTTGGTGCTATTCTTATTTGATAGGTCCATTACATAGTCATGTTTGTCTTTCATTTCTTGATAGGCTAAGAACTCATTGTACATGGTCTCAGGCAAGCCAAGAGTTTCAATCAAGTGAGAATATGCGGCTACATGCAAGGCTTCTCTAGCGGCAAAACCTAACAACATCATTCTAACTTCAGGTTGTGGAAAGTATGGCAGATAGTTGTTAACATAACCACCAGCCACATCAATATCACCTTGAGTAAAGAAGCGGAAGATATGAGTTAAGAATTGTTTCTCTTCAACGGTTAGGCGTTTCTTCCAATCTTTAACGTCTTCAAGCATCGGCACTTCAGTGTGTAACCAATGACTTTGTTCATGTTTTAACCATGCATCATATGCCCATGGATAATTGAAAGGCTTAAATGCATCTCTATCATCGGTTAATTTAGAAGCTATTTTTTTAATCATTTTATTCGCACCATGAAGTTTTGGCTTCACCGTAATATTCACGGGCAAAACCATTTGCTATTAACATTTGTCTTAAACTCTTACCATCAAGTATCAAGTCACCCAATACTCGTCCACCATACTTGTCCCAATCCATTAAGATAATCTGTTTTTTCTGTGATGCATTAATTTGTGCTTTAGTGAAAGTGGATGCAGCTTGACCGCGGGCATCTTCACTTGGACATTTTGCACGGAATCCTTTTTCTGGAGTGTCAACACCAAAGACACGAAGGCTTAGTTCCTTCTTCAATGGATCAGGTAACCAGCTGGCTTGAAACGCTACGGTATCACCATCTATAACCCTTGTCAATACCACATCATAAGTTACACCACTTTTTTCTTTTTGGGCAAATACTGGTGCGATACACAGTGCCAATAGGATTGTTGTTATTATTTTTTCCATTTCTTTATCTACTTTCTTTATAATTAATTAATTTGTCTACAAAATCTAAAAGCAATTTGTGGTGCCTACCTTCATGCCAGTATTGTTTTAATTTTTTGTTATCATACCACCACTCTAACGAATCTAAACATGCACCCATCACACCAATCTTACCTTGAACAATACACATTGGTTCTCTATTAAAATATGTGCTTACTATTTCTGAATGACTAAGGTCTCCTACAAATGTACAACCATCACGAAAGAATATTTGTTCTTCTTCTCCTTCCCATATACAATGAGCCGCAATATTAAAACTTCTCGTAATGTCTGCGGTTGGTCTTTTTATATATTGTACAGGTTCAGCACCTTTTAGTATATCAAAATAATCTGGACCAGCCCAATAAGCACCCACGCATATGCCAAGATATGCACCACCTTTTTCAATAAATTCAACTATTGCATTTGCTCTTTTTCTGGGAAACATATGAAAATAATCATCAGCATCACCAACACCTCCTGGAAATACCAGCATATCAACATTCTCAAATGTTTCCAATGTACATTCTTCTTTTTTAAATATTTTGATATTATAATGTGAAGATAGTGCTTCAATCACACCATCCCCACAAGATATTGATTCTTTATTTCTATCGTCTTGGAATAGTGCTATAGTTTTCATTTTATTTCTTAAATTTTTTACCAATGTCTCCAAACACCTGCTATGATATGTAAACACGTTATCATTTCAATTATACGCATAATCCACCAAACATATGGTTTATGAGATTCTTGCTTTGATATTTTTTTCCATTAACCTTCGCAAGCCAAACATTCGTTACCCTGAACAATCAATGACATATCTAGTTCTCTTATAACTTCACGCTCAATCCGTTTAGATACCTTGTCAGCCTTAGCTAACTTTTCAGAGCGGCAATAGTATAATGTTTTTAAACCTTTTTTCCATGCAAGAAAATGAACTGCATGTAGATATTTAATGTTAGCATCAGGACGGAAAAATACATTCAATGACTGTGCTTGGTCAACATATTGTTGACGATCTGCCGCATGTTCAATTATCCAACGCTGGTCAATTTCCATTGCCGTTTTAAATACATCCTTTGTCCAATCATCCACCCAATCCAGGTGCTGAACACTACCATCATTGGCAATAATGGAAGACCAAATTTTATCCACTTCTGCTTGATCACAAGCCTGCTCTGGATTGCCTTGTTGTAAGTATTTAATGATAACCTTATCAAACCACTTGTTCTTGTTTAAGTGAGCACCCGAAAGAGTATCTTGACGATAAGCATTGGCACGATAAGGTTCAATGGATGGACTGGTATTGCCCATAATGATTGAGGACGATGCATTGGGAGCAATAGCCATAACATGAGCAAAACGTAATCCTGTGCCTATGCAATCTGCTGGAGAACCTCTTTCAGCCCCCAACTCTAAATTAGCTTCATTTAGTTTAGCTCTAATATGTTTGAACATTTGATTGTTAGTGACTTTAGCCATAACACCTTCAAATGCAATACCTCTTTTTTGTAATGCAGCATGAAAACCTAATGCACCAATGCCGATACTACGTTCTTGTGTTGCGCTGAATTTTGCTCTAGAAATATTATCTTCTGCATGGTCAATAAAATATTGCAATACATTGTCCAACATTTCTGCAATGTCACGTAGAAACAACGGGTCATTTTTCCATTCATCATAGTATTCTAAATTAACCGAGGATAAACAACACACTGCAGTACGGTCTTTGTTAGTAGGTAGAATAATTTCACTGCACAAATTAGATTGATTAATTTTTAGACCCAAATCTTTTTGATACTGTGGCATCATTCGATTGCTAGTATCAATAAAGTGGATGTACGGTTCACCTGTATGCATTCGCATTTCAAGTATCTGTTGCCATAGATCACGTGCTGAACATGTATCACGAACTTCACCATCATGCGGGTCTTTGAATTGCCACGTATCATCAGCCATCGGGTCTATCATAGACTTTTCAATCAATTGCATGAAATCATCAGTAATATTAATTCCATGATGTAAATTCATCGCCCTCATGTTTGGATCACCAGTTGGCTTTCTCATCTCCAAAAAGATAGGTATGTCTGGATGACTAATATCAAGATAAGCGGCATAAGAACCACGGCGAGTACGACCTTGACGGTATGCGAGGCTTGATGCATCATATGTCCGAAGATGAGGCATAATACCAGTAGACTTATCGTCAGCAGATCGAATACCAAGTCCAATTCCAATTCCTCCTCCTAACATACTTAGCCAATTTACCTCTGAAAGGCAATTGACCAAACCTTCTGCACTATCGTGGAGATATGGTAGAAAGCAAGAAATAGGTAAGCCCCGCTTGCTACGACCAAAAGAAAGAATGGGAGTAGAATAGCTGAGCCAATGCTTAGAAGAATACTCATATAAACGTTGAGAATGTTCTTGATTGCTCCCGAAGGTTTTAGAAACGAAAGCAAATCTTTCTTGCGGTGATACTTCGTCATCTTTCATGTAACTTTCTTTTAAACGCATTTTACCTAGTTCATCAAATAAATTATCACGCGAATAGTCTACCTTAATACCGTGTACGATATTTTCCATTTTAACTCCAGTTTATTGTTTTTTTACGAATTCATCTGCCATTGGAAAAATCTCTGCAATGACTCTTGCACACTCACGTGCAACTTCTCTGTGTTCTTGTTGTGTTTCATTAGCACTACGCAACTCAATGAAATGGATCCAACTACGCAGTGTTCCATTCATGTATAGGCGAGATACAGTATTACCTTCTGGTAAAATTGCTCTTGCTTGTTCTTTAGCCATACCTTTGGCAATTGCCTCAGCATAGGCTTCTTTCACATAATTAATGATGAATTGTTGTTTGGCATTCCACCATACTTGCAACTCTACATCATCAGTCACAATACTATTCTGTCTGTTCTTTGTGTCCTGTAGCCTAGCCTCACGAATAACAAAATCCAAATCTTTAGTTGGATCTGCATATCGTTGGCTAAACTCTTGGAAACTAAAAGAACGGTGACGGAGAATTTGTCTTGCAATATCTCTGGTGGTTTCAATCTCCAAACATGCTGAAACCATTTCAAGTGGTGACCAATGCTGGTGCTTAATCAAATAGCGAATCAGCTTCTCAGCAGTCTCTGTGTTGAATTGGTTGCTTGGGTTTGAAACTCTTGCACAAAACGCAATAAGGTCTTGAACATCATACATTCCCCCACTCTGCATCTCTCTTGAAGATTTGCTAGAACTAATCAATTTTACTTTCATTTTATACTTTTTTCCAAAAAATAAAGTTCGTCTGAGCCGCAAGACCTTTGAATGTGTTATTACTTATAATACTTTCAATTTCGTCACATGAAAAGCCGTTCATTACCATCTCATTAATATCCTTACCTTCTACCGTATTAGGCCAAATAACAATGTTACGACCATCTAGGATAGCATTACTCATCAATTTGACAATTTCTTTATTTCTAGGTTCATTGTCAAAAATTAATATTTTTTCTTTTGCTGTGATAGCATTAGCAGTTAGTATAAGACTAGAATCTCCTGATGCAATAGCGTTGCTTAGAAACAATGAATCAATCTCACCTTCAACGATTTTCACAGCTTGAGTACTATCTATGCGATCCATTCCATAGATTAGCCTCTTCACATTATCATTTGCTTTTATTTTGATATAACGCAACTTATAATCGGCTACAACCAATGCTCGACCTGATACACCAATTAGTGCATTGTATTCATCATAGAATGGAATGATTAGCCTAGGATCAGGAGAGATTTCTTTTTCATGGGTGGGATTGACCTCATCACAAAACTTTTTGAAGTTAGCCGTGAAATATAGTTTTTCAAATGCCCACTCAGGTATTTGGCGATTTCGTAGGTATTTTTTACAGAAGTGTGCATCAGGTAGTTTATCACATCGTTCAGCATTATCATAGGTTGGTATATCAACTTTGCCGAAACGGGGGGATGGTATGTCAAACAGTTGGGTTTTTGTATTGCTGGTGTTGATTTCACCAGTTTTATAACGCTCAAGTATGTATTCTCTGTATAAAGAACCATCCATGTGTTTGAGAAGATTACCGATACCCATTCCTGCGCCACAATTGTGACAGCGATAAAATAGGTCATTACCTTTGCGGTAAATGTAACCACGCATCTTATTTTTATTTTTCTGCGAGTCTCCGCAGATGGGGCATCTCACATTGAAGAGGTAATCAGACTTGCGCTGAAACTTTTCGAATCTAGGCGAGATTAGAAGTGTGAATTTGAGGTCTGTAGGAAGTGACATATTCAATCATTATATACCTTTTTCACGGATTGTCAACCAAAAAGTTTACTGATTGCCTCAATTTTTATATTAGATATTATCCAACCAAAGGCAACTATAACTCCAGCTACCATCCATTTCCATTCAAGAAGTTTTTTCAATTCGCCATCTTCTCTTTTATTGTGTTCACTAATATCTTCACGGAGAGATTTAATTTCTTCCATAATACGGCGTTCCGTCAATTCTATCTTATCAGATAGGCTTCTGTCAATAGTGGTGATGCGAGAATGCATCTCTTTAATATCAACGATTGTATCAGATTTTCTTTTTTCCATATCGGTATAAATTTGTTCAACCATACGGTCATGGTTATCTATTAACTTTTCAATAACCTTATCCATTTTGTCACACAAATTAGTAATCGAGGCAACCTGAGCTTTCAAGATGCCTACATCTACCTTCATCTCAATACAATCGTTTGTATCAGCCATTATTTTTTGTCTGGAACTTTTGTTCCTTCCAGTTTCTTGTGAGTCTTGATTGTCTTGCATACTTCTTTTTCTTTACCTGTTTTGGCATCTTTTTGAGTCACGCAAGACTTTTGAGTTTCTGCTTCTGCAATAGCAAAAGTAGCAATACCTAAAGACAATACAACCAATAGGTGCATAGCAACATATGAGTATTTTTGCAATAGTGTAGGCATATTATTTCTCCGATGAGTTTGTTTTATTTATAGTTGCAAATTTTTCTGTTACAGTAAATCCAAGACCTGCCATGGTCAAGTATATCATACCATCATACATGTGAGCTTCTATTTTAAAGTTCCAAAATAAATTAGCAATAAAAGATATGCCACATAGTATGAATGCAAGAAAAGTAATGACTCTCTTACTACTAAGAGAACCATTATGACCGTCTTGCAACAATCCGTTCATCATTTTTCAGGCTGTGGTGCTGGAGGTGGTGCTAATTTACCACCAAAACCTGTGATAGGTGCGGCATTAAATGAACCAAAATCAGTAGTTGCTTGAGGTACAAAAACTGCTGCAGGCACAGGTGCTGGAGGTGGTGTAAACTGTACGGTTTTGGCAGCCTGCGCCTGATTTTCACCAGCCATTTTCATTGCCGTCAACTTAGCTTCATTTTCTTCCTTTGTACCACCAGACAACATAATACCAGATAAAGTACCTGTTAAGAATGTAGCAATAGGAATGATTAATTCAAAGAATTTTTGGTCAATCGGACTGATGGCATTCAATGGTTGTGTAACAAAAATAATTGAATATAGAACAACAAATACGATACCAGTTAGTGTAGTTGCTAGACATACACCAATGAAGAATTTTAGACGAGACATTAATTGTTCATCTGAATATATAAAAATATTATTATTTTGCACAGGTTGCTCCTTGTCCATTACATGCATCTGGCTTAGAAACGGAAAATGGCGTTGTAGAATTATTATTAATCGTTTTATCATCTTGAATTCCTAATCTAGGGTCGTGTTGTCCTTTAAAAATATGTTCCGGACAACTTCTGGTCACATCACATGCTGGTTTCTGACAGAATTTTTTATCCCAATTTTCTGGGTCTTGACATGGATAACGAAATTTATCTCCACCAAATATGGCCAAAGTTAGAGGTAAAATAATCAAAAAAGCCAACAGTTTAAATAATTTTTTATCATCGTACATATTATGCTCCTAGTACATGTAGCGCATGTTCATAGTGTTTAATACGGTCCTCAATACCAATGGTACCGCCATTAATACGTTTAGTTAGAGTGACAATATCACCTTTGTCTGCCCACTGATTCAGGTTATTTGTTTCCCAAAACCAACATGCAGATTGTGCAGCACCTTCAAATGTTTGTAAATATTCCGCAGCGTCTTCAACTGAAATTTGCAATGATGCTGCAAACCATGAATAGTTTTCTTTGCCGGTTAATTGAATTAACCCGCGACCACAATATTTGTATCCATCACCTGAGGCTTCATTGCCATTACCCATGCGATTAGCATAAACTTTGTTAGCAATAGCTTCCTGTTTATTAGGCTTGTTTACATATTCATTAGCAAGAGCATCCGTAGGAAAATACTTTGGAAAAATCTTACGAAGTGTTTGTGCTTTGTAATTTAAATTTTCTTTTAGTGCGGTAAAACCACCAGATTCATGCGAACATTGTGCAACAAATGCAGCTATACGCTGGCGTGTATTGATTTCGTAATCAGGTAGTAATTTTGACAAAGCATCATACCAATGGTCAAGATATGGATTCTTAGGTAGCAGTTGCTTTAATTGTTCTTTTGATAATTCCATTAAAAATCCCCATGAATTTGTTTTTGTTTATCAAACCACTCAATCCACGCATCATTTTTGATAGCACAATTATAATATAAGATGTAATTTTCAGTAATAATTCGAGCAATATCACTCAATTTAGCATCCTCGGGCATCAGTTTTAAAGGTGGGCATCTCTGCATCAATACTTGTGGTGCTTGTGGAAAAGGAACAGTTACTGGAACTGTAGTGCTTGCACAACCTGTCAATAATAGAGTTAAAATTATATATCTCATGGTAAAGCCGCTTTATTCAATGCTATAATAAATTCTTTAGGTATTTCACATTGACCACCCGGTAAAAATTTAGTGTCATATTTGACAACTTCTGTTTCTACATACTTGATGACTTCATCACCTTTTTCTTTAACCACTTGAGTGCGATTAACAACTTTCTCAACAACCTCTGTGTTAACCTGTGTAGATTTGGCTTCTGCTTCCGCTACCTTTATTTGTAACTCAGCAACTCTAGCATTCCATGCATCTTCATTAGCAATAGCGCCAGCCATGTATACGCCAATAACGATACATGCAATAGAGATTAATTGTATGGGAGTTTTGTAGACGTAGAGAAATGGAATTGGAATTAGTTTGAGCAAATATGTTGCTACAAGCCCAATTAACCCCAAAAAAAACACTGCGTGGAAAATCCAGTCAGGAAGAAATTTTAATATCCACATTATTTTCCTTTGCCATAACGAACATACATCATTGCACCAGTTTGTTCATCTTCTAAAACAATACCTTCTTTCCAATTAGAATTAGCAAATTCAGAAATTTCTTTAGAAACAACTGGATCACCAAGGTAAGATTCAAATCGTGCGTATTTGCGTTTGAGCATTTTAGCCATAACGAAAGATTTAGTTGGTACTTTAAATACCGTTGAGCCTGCAAACTTTTTACGTTTAACACCAGGCTGCGCTTGGTCTGGAAGTTTTGGATTATTAATACCAATACCAGCTACGTTACCAGAACCAACAGAATTCATTGGAGCTTCACCGTCTTCATGCATATGCTTGAAGTATTGAACTTGTGCTTCTCGCTTCTTAATACCGGTCAATGATGTAGCAGTACCAAGATTCTTGCCTGTTTTTTTAGATACTAGTTTATAACCAGCACCAGTTTTGATGATATTTTCGTTCATTTAATTTGCCTTAATACTTCAGCTATATTCATATCGACAGCAATATCGGAAGATAATATATCTTTTCCATTAATTTTTGGTATAACACTTGGCATATAATTCAAGAATATAAGGTAAGTTTTTAATGTGATATGATCTTCTTCTGATACTTTATAAAAAAGCAAACGAGTTGCAACTTCAACACCAAAAACATTATACAGAACAACTAAGTGATTTATGACCAACCGATCTTTAATCTCACCCAACTTACGATATTTACGGAATAATCTTTTTAAGTAATTAAACCGTTTCATGTCCTCTTTAAATTCACTCATTATGCAATCTGGTCTATCATAAGCCTTCATTGCATAAATTAAAATATTTTCACTGGTCAAATCATCAAAGGACATTAAACTTCTTCTTCTTGCTCCTCTGTACCAGATTTCAGCAATTCATCCGCACCAGACTCATCAGTGAGTTCAGCATAGAAATCATAATAACCATCATCGGTTAGAGAATATAAAACATACAATATTGATGACTGCTCTGCACCATACCCGGAAACATCCAACAACATTTCGTCACCTTCTGGATCCAAATCAAACACAGGTGGAATATCTATACCATAAGAAAATAAAGTTTTTCTTAAGTAAGAAAATCCAGCTTGTACAGAAAGAAAAGGACTACTCAAATCTCTGAACAAACTATCATTTAGTTCTTGACTGTTGTAGGAAGACACCAAATTAACTTCAGAGTCTTCCAATTCTTCACTCAAGAATAATTTAAAATCAATCATTAGCTATTTGGGAAAGTAGCATTATCGCTTGCATCAGCAACACCTTGTGTGCCAATGGACGACATAGCAACAAGAGTTTCTGTTTGTACACGACCAGCACGACCACCCATGGTGATTGTGAAGTTAGCGTTACCAACTTGAGTAATAGCAGGTGCTCTCAAGTAGTTACCACCAGAGTTAACAGTAACTGATTGGATATAACCAGCAGTATTAACTGTCACAGTTGCGTTGGCAGTAGTAGAACCTGTTGTGCCTGTGAAAGTCAAGTAAGTATTAGTTGCAACTGCCGAAGCGTTAGCTGTAATGCTAACAACTGGGCCCGTGCCACTTTTAACCAGAACCCAACCAGCATGTTGTGGATGTATATTTGATGAAGCGGATACACCTTGTTCAGTTGTACCTACACCAAAAACACCAACTGTGGTATTTTTATTAGTCTGGAATGCGGCAATTTGTGTGTTACCAAACAGTGATGCACCAGTTGCACTGGCACCAATACTTACATCAACACCTGCAAATTTAGGTGCAGCATTGCTTGAATCTGAAACGGACCATAGTGACATTTAGTGTCTCCTTTTTGTTATTATTCTATTTATGAAATTAAGATTTAACGATTTGTGAGGATAATTCTGGTTCCGGTTCGAACTTTTCCTTATTCTTCACATTTTCCTTGTTCTTGCCAGTAAGCGCAAGGTCTTTTGTAATGCCAGCAGTTCTGCTAAGGCTTTGTTTAGCAAGAGTATCATTCTTACCAAGCGAGTTGTCTGCTTCCATGTCTTCTTTGATTCCTGCCTGTCTACGTGCGGCTGACTTAGCAATTTTCATAGCAGTGGTGTGGTCAGTTTTAACTGCATCACGAACAATAGAATCTTGTTTCGATTCTTTGATACCTTTTTTCTTCACGGCCATTTGCATACCTCTATAAGCTGCATCTTTTGCCATTGATTGTGCTGTGTGTACAGCACCAGATTTATCTTTTACATCACCTTTAACCTTCTTGTAAGGACCATCAAATGGTGGCTTGTTGGCATCATCAGCTTTCTTTTGACGAGCTTGAATAGAATTATTGTAGTTTGGTTCATCCATAGGTCTAAATGATTCTTTGACATAAGACTTTTTGCTTTTAACAGCATCTTCGGGTGTATCGTGAAATGTGGTACTTTTAACGGGATGTGAAGAACTGCCGCCTGCAGCATAATACTTACCAGTCTCACCATGCTTCATAATGTTAGCATGTTTAGTATTATCTGAATGAAATGAGAAACCAACAAGCGTATGTCCAGCGTTATTTGGACGAGCACCCGGACTAGGCTCATATGTCACAGCTTCTGTCACAACACTTTCAGCTTTGTACTTTTTAAACATATCAGTGCCTTTTCTTGGCGCAAGACCTTGTGTGCGATATGCAGCCGCAGAAACAGAAGCGAAACGTTTTGACTTTTTGCTGGCTTCAGCATTCGTGCCAGAACCAGGCAATTCTCTTGCGCTGTCCATTGCTTTATTGACATATGAGCCAAGAGTTTTCTTAGACAACTCATCAATCTGCTCAACTTCTTCATTTATACTTTTAACTAGATGATGAGGTATGCTTAAAATTGGATATGTTTTTTCGACAGGTTTACCATTTTTTAAATGAACATACATTTGTTTTGATCCTTCCACATATCTCATGTGTGAACCTTTTTTAACAATATTATGTCCAGAAAACTCCATATCTTGTATTGTAACATGAGTATGTTTTTGCTTCTCTTCTTCCAACTGCTCAACTTCTTCACCGAGTTCCTCTTTTGATTGTAGATAATCTCTAACAGTTGTAATATAGTCTTGGGCTAAGGTTATCTTAGATTGTACCCACTCCGGCATATTATCATTATCATTAATCATTCCAATTAAATCTTCACAATTACGCAAGGTTGTTTGTAATTGTGTGCGAGCCATTTGACCTTCATAGTCATATTCACCAACATCTTTAGTTTCTTCACTAATCTGAGAGGATTTTAAAATACCTTTAATCAAAGGTGCTTTTAACTGACGATGACGAGGAACTGGAATATGATGAACTGCATTAGGATGTGTGAATACATCATGCCCACCAGAAGTACGACTTAAAGACCAACCTTTTTTCTTTAGGTGAGAATGTACAGCCCGTGTATCCATGTTAGCACCTGGCATTTCGTCAAGTTGCTCAAAATCTTCTTTGACTTCTTTCTTTTCATCAGCTTTAGTTTCAGAAGATTCTTTTGGTGGATTTAACAAATCTTTAGCACGTTGTTGACTTGCTGCAGTTTTACCATAAGGACTTTTTTTGAACATTACTTCATCAAGAGAAATATCTTCTCGGAAAAGGGCAGCTAGTTCTTTGAATTTTTTTATACCGGTTTTATTTACTTCAGCGGACTCCGAAACACTTTCCCAACCACCACCTTTTGATTTATACCACTTTGATGCCCAACCATTTGCATAGGCAGAAGGATAAACATCAAACTTAGATTTTGCTTGAGCAATAGCTCTCGACCACAATTCTGGATTAGTAGGTTTATTTTTTTCGTTTATTTGTTCCATATTTTCATTTACCTTATTTTTGACATTTATTGGTGCACCTTGTCTTTCGGCATTTGGATCTTGTTGTCTTTTTCTTCTTACAGCAGATGCTTTTTCTTTTTTACTTAAAGATGCTCTTTGTGATTTTGACATACATTTAGGTTTAGGTTCACCAGGTTCTCTTGCACAAGGACCAATTGCTTCACCTTTACTGTTAATTCTTTTCCAATCACCCGTTGGATCAGTTTTACTGAACCATTTACGCAAATCTTCTTTGAGTTCAGCTCTTCTTTCATCATTAGATTTTCTATTTGGACTATCCGGATTCTTATAAGGTGTTTTTCTAAATCCTTCTTTGTCATAATTCCCAGATTTCTTTTTTGCGATTGCAGTGGCAGCCGCAATTGCGGCCGCAGAAGATTCATTTACATCTTCATTTTTCTTTTCACAAGAACCAGGAGAATAAGGAGTTTTACCTGGTTTTGGTTTGTAACCAGGCCAACATCTCCCCTCTAAAAAATCAGAAAACCTTTTCATTTCAATCTTTCATCGCCTGTTTTGTTGCAGTAGCGTACATCACAGACTTAGCATCTTTACCATAACGCTCTTTGAAACCAGCTAAACCTTTTTTCATAGATTTAACAATTTTTTCACGTTTTTCCATTTCTGGCTCAGTCATGTGGTTTTCATCAATTTGTTCAAATTCTTCTTTAACTTGTTTTTTTGGAACTTTGCTAGAATAAGTATTCAATTCGTAAGGTTTATTTCCACCTTTATTGTGGACTTGCATATGAATCATATGTGATTCACCTTTAGCATTTGTTGCTTTAATATTGTGACTAACAGTTTTACCTTCTGAAGGTTTTTTTGGACCAACCGTTACTTTATCATGATAGTCATCAGGATCAACTGTCAAACCACTTTTTTCGTGATGAGCTAATCCATGTTGAACTGCACCAGAATACATAGAGTGATACAAATCGTAACCAGATTTAGCTTCTTCCAAATCAATAACTGAACGCTTAACACCATTAGCGTCATTCAAGTCAAATACTTCTACTTGCGTATGTGTCTGTTCGTTTTGCACAGCTTGAACAGCAGGTTTAGCAACATCAGCTTTTTCTTTGCCTTGAGACTTAGCTTGAGCTTTTTTCAATTCAGCAGTGAATTCAGCTTGTGATGCTTCTTCTTTCACTTCTTTTTTCTTTTCATACTTGGCTGCCATTGCACCTTGTTCGGCTGGGGTTCCACCTCCGGCTGCGATTTGACCTTCTTTTGCTGGACTCGATTCAACATTCAACTTAACTTTATTCATTTTAGCATGTTTACGTACCGCATGTTCTTCACTATCAGCCCAAACATGATGCGCCTGATCTCTCTCACCTCTTTCTGGATTATTTTTAACTGCTTTGCCATCTTTAACAGCAAACCGGTCTTGATATCCGGTATCATCTTCTTTTACATATTTTTTGGTGTATACGGTACCTGTAGAAATCTTTTTAGATGTATGACCAGATAACTCACCTTTTTCACCAGTTTGTTTTGGTGTATTTTTCCAATCGAATGGACTAACTGGTTTTTTAGTTTCTTCTTTACGCAAAATAGCCAAGTCTTGACCATCAATTTTATTATTGTGGTTTTTATCAATCTTTTTTTGCTTATCTGTTAAGGCTTCTGCCCAAATTTTCTTAACCGCTTCGGTTACTGCGAGTAATGACTTGTCTTGAAACATTTTTTTTCCTTGTTGTTGTTTTAAATTAGCAATTCCATTTTTTAAGGGCTAAGGCTTTACGAGTTGGTTCGCCGTTTGGTTTCTTCATTGGTCCATCAACACCACTCATTCTAGCACAAAATGATTTACGGCGATTGGCTGCTTTAGAACCAGGTTTTAATTCTGAGGGCTTAGTTGTAACAGCCATTGAGAGTTTAGACCCTGGATGTTCGGAACGATAAGAAGCAATACCTTTACGGTTTAATCCACCTTCAGGATTTTTACCTTCTTTGCGTTGCCAAGCAGGAGAACCTTCAGTAATAAAAGAAATGAATGATTTCATGTGTAGTTTCTCTTTTTAAATGAAATTAAACTAATACCTTGTTTCTTCAACTCATCTTCTTTTTGGTCACCAATAGATGCGGTAGTTTCATCTCCACCCATTTCTTTCAATGAATCTTTAGTAAGAGGTGTGGCTTTACCTTTTTTATTTATTTTTTCGCCCATATCACGACTGCCAGATTCACCTCCAGCTGCCATGGACATTCCAGTTTCAATACCTTGGTCGATAGACTCTTTTACTTTTTTGGCGAGCTTGTCTTTGGCTTGCGAGAGGTAGAGTTTCTTTTTTTCTTTGGGGCTGGTGTCATAGCGGCTGCTGGTTGCTTGACAGGCGGCACATTCGCATCCGGTGTCTTCACTGATGGTGTTTCTACCACTGGCTCTGGTGCAGGTGTAGGTATCTCCACTGGTGGCGCCACCACCAACACTGGCTCCGGTGTTTTGATTGGTTCCGGTGTCTCCACTGGTGCTGATACTGATTGTCTTTTGTTCAGAAAGCTCTTTATAAATTTCAACATGTTCATTCTCCTTTAATTTAACCATGTAACCTTTTTCGGTCTTAACAATTTCACCATTCATACGGTGTGCGTCCTTTGCTGCCGAATTACGTATCACATAAACTCTTGGCTTTCCAGCCGTTGCAGTATATGTATGTCCTTCAGGACCTTTTGCAGTTTTTGGACCATCATAATTTCCATTATGAATAGCCTTATCAGTTACCTCATTAATAAGTTTTTCAAAGTCTTCATCGATGCTCTCAGAAACTTTCTTAGCCATTGGTGAACCACTACTCAAATTAGGTTCAACTTTGGCAGCTTTAGCGGCAACTTTCTGTTGTTGTGCATGTGTTGGGTCTTGTACCAGTTTACCATGTACAGAATGATGAGTAACTTTACCATTTTTACCGTAACGACCAAAACCATAATACTGTAGTCCAAGTTTAGATGCTTCAGCTTGAGCAGCATCATCGGGTGCAGGACCAGAATACTCTGCACCTTTCTTATCGATTGGTAATGTATCTTTCTTACTCAATTCGCCAGCAACCCATTGTTTAGCTTCATTGTTCTTAGGTGCTGTTTTAACAAATTCTTGAACTTTCTTGAAAATGTTCAACATTTCATTTTTTTTAGCTTTGATAACCTCTGGCTTCGCTGAACGTAAATCTTCAGAGTTGTCGATTTCAAAAAAATTATGACCAAATAACTTTGCCATTTCAGGTCTAGCATTATTAACAGCATCCCATTTTTCTTTGCGAATATTTTCAGGTACTGTACGACCACCACGTTTGCCACGGTCAATATTTCTTTGTGAAGAAACTTCATCTTTAGTATTGACCGAAACCATCATAGTTTCATAGCCAATAGATTCTAAATTCTTTTTAATTTTTGCATACTTAGCTGGATCATCACCAGTACCATTAATAATAAGGCCATTTCGACCCAATAATGCTAAGTGTTGTTTCAGTTCAGTCATATCTTTTGCTTTACCGCGAATTATAGTTCGAACTTCTTTTTCAGACTCTGGCATTTTTTTATCCAGATTATTCTTATCCATTAAGAACTCTAGTGCTTTGTCTGAATTTATTTCTACCAGTCCATGACCAGCTAATGTGTTGTCGAGGATATAATCTTTACCTGAACCGGGTCCACCAGATAAGAAAACTGCTTTAAAGATGCCTTTATCATGCACACCTTCGCTTAAAATAGTGGAAACAATAGAATCAAAATCTTCTTTGACATTCATTCCCTTACGTACATCATTGTACAATTCTTTAGCATGTTCCGACTTTACATGGGGTGGAATACCTTTTTTAAATTCTTTTAGGTTGTTATTTTTAGCATGTTCACGCATCTTGGATGCAGACATACCTTCTGTGCCTTCGGCAT